ACTTTAAATAAAAGTAACTGTAATAAGGCCTTACCCTGTAAATATTTTAATTGAACATCAGGATCACACCCATTAATAATAGGATAATCATTACTATCTATTTCAACATGAAACTCCATCATCTCATATTGCTTACCTATATTGCATTTACAACCCATACTAATAGTCATAAAACCACTCCTACCTTTTACATATATTAATTACATTATATTTAATCTCCTCCTTACAATGAGGACAAACAGCCACTATAGAAAAACTTCCCTCTCTATAAAATTTCCTCCTATCTATAGTGGTCAACATTATAATAAAGGTATGCTTTTTACTCTCAGCAGGTAATTTATCACACATATGATCTCTTACCAACTTAGAAGGAAATTTCTTGAGTCTAACAATCTTTACTTGCATAAATAAGCTCCTTTGCTACCTCTTCCATAGTTCTATAATATTCTTCTAAAGACACCTGACAAAGAGAACATATTTCTTTATCATCATTTTTACACTCAGGATTCAAAGGACATTTCAAATCTTCCATAAATTCCCCTCCCTTTTTCTAACTAAAATATTATACCTATAAAAATAGAAAAAAGACAGTTAAGATTAAAAAAATCTTAACCGCAAACATTATAATTTCAAACCAGTAGTTAAAGCCTTACCACTAATAGACTTAGAATCTAAAGTTAATTTACAAGTACAAATCATTTGAAATTTAGATTCATCATCTAAACCTAAACTCGTAGTTATATTAATAGGTACCTCACCACCAGGATAATCTATAATTACTTTATTTTGTCCAGGATAAGCAGCCATTAAATTTTTAATAGCGTTAGCCTCCACAGGATTTAATTCCTTAGGTATAACTACTTTTAAAATAACAGGAGATTTATTAATGGGTTTATTCTCACCAGAAACCACATTTAAATCAACTTTTTTATCTTCCTCAGGTTTTTTATCAGGATTATTTTTAGGCTTTAAATCATCAAAATAAGAGCCAAATCCAAAGTCATCTTTTCCAGTATCAAAATATTTTTCTATTCCTTCTCCCCAATCTAATAACTCACCATAAGACGGTCCAACTTGAAAATCCATTTTAATATGAGGAAAATTAGTAATAGGAATCTCACAAGCTTTACGCATAGCAGCCATTAATTTATTAACATCTACAGAGCGATGCACATATAAAGCAAAGGAGTCATGAGTAGTTAAGATAGGTTTAATCACATCATTAAACCGAGGACCAAAATCTTTTAAAAGAGTCTGTCCTAATCTATACATGGCAATACGCATAATATCTGCAGCGGTACCTTGAATTGTAATATTAAAAGCTTCACGCTCAGCCTTAAACCTTAATTTACTATTATCACTTCTAAACTCAGGCATATGAGCAATACGCCCAAAATGAGTAACTACATAACAATTTCTTTTTGCTCCATCAGTAATATCTTTGATATGTTGAACTCCCTCAGGGATGGCCTGAAAATAGTTATTAACATATTTCTGACACTCCGCTTTTGGTATCCCAATTCTTTTAGAAATACCCATAGCCCTCATACCAAACATAATACCAAAAGAAAAAGTTTTACCATCAGACCTTAATTTCTTTGTAACCTGAGCCTCTGGCACTTGGAAAATCATAGAAGCGTTTTTAGTATGCATATCAACACCATGCTTATAACCTTCCAATAAAGCTCTGGACTGAGAACGTCCAGCAAATACCCTATACTCTACCTGAGAAAAGTCACCCTCTAAGACATAAAAATCCTTAGGAGGTACATAACACTTTCTCACATTACAGCTAATCTCATAATCCTCTCCATAAGGATTATAAACATCCCAACTGGCTTTCTTAGGCTGATTTTGCATATTAGGACTCTCACTGGCAAAACGACCACTAATAACATGAGCCGTAGCGTAAGAAGTATGAATCCTATTAGTAATATTATTAATATACTCCTGCATACCATTAAAGAAATCCTCAGCATGTTTACGAATAGATCGCCAATAAAGAATATTCTTAACAATAGGATAATCTTTAGCCATTGCCTCAAGCACAGAGGCCTTAGTTAATGGTTTACCAGTCTTAGGAGACCTTTCCTGAACTGGTAAACCCAATCGCTCAAATAAAATTTTACCGACTTGAGCAGAAGAACCCAAATCAAAAGTAATTTTAGCCCCCACTTTATCAGAAACAAACTCATAAATTAAAGTCTGTAATCTGACATTCTCCGAAGTTAAGGCTTTATATTGTCTTTTCATTTCTTCAATATTACACAGTACACCATTTAACTCCATCAACTTAACCAATGGGATTATACCTTGATCGACTTTTAATAAAAACATATCTTTAACTTGAGGATATAATTTATTAAATAGTCTTAAGGTCATATCACAATCAGCACAACCGTATTGATAAGGACTAACCAAATCTCCACCAGGTAAAGGGATTTCTTCTCTTGGGTCCAAAGTCTCAAATCTGATAAGATTAGCTTTTTTAGCCTTAGCCTTTTTACCAGCACTTTTCTTATCAGGGTCAACCCCAAATAATTGCTCTATCTGAACCATTTGAATCCCTAGCTCAGATAAAACTATCTTTTTAAGACTGGCCGTTGAGCTACCCGTTCCAATATTCATATAACGGCCTGTTAAATAGGCCATAGCCATAGTATCAAACTTAACAAAGCAATTAATACCAAGCTTTTTAAATAAGGTAGGTTGCCATTGAATACCCATTTCTTTATGGAAAACAGATAACCACAAATCAGTAGCATAGTTAGGATTATTCTTTATAAAATCATCTGTCAAGTAAGAAGCCCCTAGAAGAGTTTGATCAAACTTTCTATTGTGAGCTATATAACAAATATTTTCATTTTCCAAACAAGGCTTTAAAAGTTCTAAAGCTTTATCATAATCAATATTTTTCCCTTTCTCATGATTAACAGGAATATACACCCCAGTTCCTTCTTGCCAGGACAAACCTATCCCAACTATATAATCATCATAAACAGACAAGCCGCTTGTTTCCAAGTCTATAGAACAAACGGACACATCTTTTAAAACGTTTATTACTGCATTTAATTTCTCTTCCTCATCAATACACTGATAATTAACTCCCTGAAATAAAGGCAAAATAAAACAACTCCTTTCAATTTTAAATATTATACCTCAAAAATAAATTAAAAGCATGTGCAATTTTATTTTTGCATAGCTTCTTTTTTACAATCCTCACATAAATCTTTTCCTGCAATATAGGACCTCTCAACCCTAGCATTACAATATTTACAAAGGATTTTATTACAAGATTCACATTTAACATATAAATCTTTAAAGTGCAGCCCTTCACCACAAGAAGGGCAATACTTATCATATTCAATTTTTTTAGCCATATAAACCTCCACTATTCATTTAACTCTTTCTTATCTATAGAAGGTAAAATCTCTTTCATACCTACACTATTAGCCATAGCAACAACCCTTTTCTTAGCTAATTGAAATATATCCTTATAAAACATTTCTTTTTCCATACCTTCAATTATAGCCTCCTTCACAATCATATCGGCTATAATTATTTTACTAAGTTGCTGAATATTTAATATCTCTCTCACATTATTAAATTTTTCTTTAAGTATAAAAAAAGCACTATTTTCCATCTTAGAAATTATCATATAATATTTATCAGCACTCTTAGACCCTTGACTCTTAGCATAGCCTATAAAATCTTTTATAATATCAGTCTCTTGCTTACGTCCTAACTTTGATTGATTTCTAGTTTCAATATAATGCTGATTTGCTTTTTGCATTTTTTGTTCTAATACCCATTTTCTCATTTGATGAAATTGTTTATTAATCATTTTCTTAAACATTCTTACTTTTTCAGTATTTTTTAAATACATTATTAATAAACTTGTCTGTTCTTCATTTAATTTGACAAAATCTAAGGGTCTTCCAGTTTTTGGTTTTGCGATATCAAATCGCAAAACTCCAAACTCATTTAAATCCTTTTCATATCTTTTTATCATTCTAAATATAGAACGATGTTCTAAATCTGTCTTTTTTGCAATTATTAAACTCGTAGTTAATGGAACATTATTTTCCAACAATACTAAATTACCCATTTGAAACCTTCTTTCATAATTATGTTTAAACATATTATAACATAAACTATGAACTTATAACAAACACATGCAATTAATACTAAATAGAATTTCCTCCTAACCCATAATAGAACCGCAACCACGACAAACCCATTTTTTAATGACCTCATCCCAATCCCAGTCCATCATTCTTAAACATTTAATACAATAATTAAATTTAACTGCCATAACTCCCTCCTTAAATGGTAAAACCCGCCTTTAAGCGGGTTCTTTAGACTATATTTTTATTTCTTTATTAGCGATTTTCGCTAATTGATTACTATATTTTAAAAGTTTTACTCTTAAATTAGCTACTTCCATTCTAGTCAAACCTCTTTTGCTTATAACTCTCTCAGCTATTTTAGTCATATATGGAGCGTCATAGGCTGAGAATCCAACTCCATTAGACTCGTTAGTATGCTTATAAGCTTTCTCGTCGGCTGTTTGCAGTTTATATAAAGCCACAACACCTTTTAAAACTGCATTTGGATTGCTAAGAAGTAAATTTCTTATCATTTCACCTGACCATACCTTACTAGTTTGGTCTTTCTTTAAAACCTTAACATCTTCCTTTAATAATGCAAATCTACTCATAATCGAATCCTCCCAAAAAATTTAATAATTTATCTTATGTTTATATAATACCATAGTCCTATACATATGTCAAGGAAAACATAAATTTTATAAAAAAATAGGTAGAAACTTTTTAAGCTCCTACCACAATCTTTTAATTTCATATCATTATTTAAGGGAGTTCTACACTGAATAATTCCAACATCCACCAACTAGATATCCTAATTACCAGGTAAAAACATTATATTATACCTACAAAAGAGTAAAATTTACTGTTATTTTAAAATAAACTTTAAATTATCATCATTACCCCCATGTATATATAAATTTATTTCCGCTCCTAACAGGTATTATACCTCTAAAAGAATAAAGTTTAATGTTATTTTTTAATTTTTTTAAAATTATTTTTTAGTTTTTCTTCACAAACCCCGCAAACCACATATTGATCCCACTCACCCAAATCTTTTTTATCTACAAAATCTTCGTTTGAAATATCCCTGACACAGTCATCACAGAAGAAATTTAAACATTTTTGACACTCATACATACAATCATTACAATACTCATTGCCACACTCATAACAAGTATCAATCTGATCCGTTGCACATTCTTCACAATAGCCTATCCCACAATCTCCACAATAACTAACTACTCCTTCCTCTTCCATTTCATTAGTTAATTCTACATTACATTTTTCACAATAATTCATATTTTCCTCCTATTAAAAATAAATTTTACTTTTTAAAAAACTATTCCACAACTCAGACTTATATTTTAAATATAAATCATAAGGATCAACACCACCAGATAATAAAACATAGCCTAATCTAACACCTAAGTCAGCCTCTTTTAATTTAGAGATCACATTATCTTTAGCCCTCTGACCAGCTTTATCCCCATCAAAAATAAAGATTATAGTTTTAGCCCACCTTGCTATTAATTGAGCTTGATATTTAGTAGCAGCTACACCCATAGAAGAAACAGTATTATATAACCCAGACATCTGCATCCCTATAACATCTGTGAAGCCTTCTACTATAAAACACACTCTAGATTTTGCTATATGAGGCATAGCTATATTAAGTCCATAAACATTTTTAGATTTCTCAAAACCTGGCCTGTTTAAAACCAAATATTTAATACCTTTATCTAGAGATCGACTAGCAAAAGAAATGCATTCATTTTGCCAATTATATATAGGAAAAACAATTCTTTTATATAAAACCTCAAAACCTGTTAACTTTTGCTTACAATAACCCAAATTATAACAATCTAAAATATAATCATTCATGCCTCTACTTAATAAATAATTATAAGCCTCAGGTTGTCTCTTTAAAGTATATTTAAAATTATTGACCAGATTTTCCATTTAGCTCCCTCCTTCTTTTTAAAGCTTCTCTTTCAATATCAGCCTGGACCACTTTATAATAACAGGCCTTACCATAAGCAAAACCTTTATAAAACTTCTCATTTCCTTCTTTTAAAAGTTTCTTACACCTCCAACATCTATGAACTACCATAATATCAAGAACCTTTCCAAAGCTCCTACAATATTCCCTTTTCTATAAGATACATCTAAATTAGCTAATAATTTTATTCTTCTTAGAATAGTCGCCTCAGACACTCCTTTGCACAAAAAGAATAGTTTATTGACTAAAAATAAAGGTACCCCAGATATAGAGGCTATATCTTTAAAGCCTCTATCATTACTTCTATATTTAATAATTAAAAGCATGTTAAGTAAATAATACTCTATACCTGCTATAATCAAAGGTATATCTTTTTCTTGTATTAAAGACACCATATCTAAAGTATAAGTCCTCTCAAACAACTTATTAACAAAGTTATCATTTATGCTTACATTAACAAACTCATCTACTAACTCCTTAGTAATTGTCTTACCCAGGTAATTTAATTTTTCAATTTCATTTAAAATTTTAGATAAATTACCTCCACAAGCAACATATAATGCGTTCCTTGCGTCATGAGTAAAACTACCTTTCATAGCTATAAGCTCTAAAGTTTGCTCCAAACTCAGCTCTTTACATTCTATGAATTTACCACTATCCCTCTTTTCTATAAAAGGTCTATATCGGTCCTCCTTAGTCTGAGGAAATACCTCATTTCCTACACAAATTAAACTAGTCTTTCTCATATGTGTTAAGTTAGTCCATTTAATAACAAAACTAAAATCTTTAATTTGATCGGCATTTTTAAGAAGAATCAATCTATTATTATTCCCATATTGCTTTAACTCAGTATCTATATTAACAATACTATCCTTAGCCCCATCTAATTTAATTAAACCTAAATCAGAAACATTACGACTAGCCATCTCAGCTTTTAACACTTCATTAACTAAAAGCCTTTCTTTTCCACAAATGTATACAAGTCTTTTCCTCTCAGGAAATTTATTTAACCATTGTAAAAAATAAGCCATTAATTCACTTCCTCTCCTTACACCTAATACCTATATAAACCATTTTTAAAGAAACTTTTAAGGGTAAATCCAACCACTTTAAAACCTTATCTTTATCAAACAAAACCGTATTAGCCAGAATTAAATCATCTTTAGAAAATAAAAGTCTAGGACTTATATGCATTACTAAAGTATTTTCTACTAAAACCCTAAAATATTTTACCTCTTCCTCAGTCCAACTTTTAACAATCTCATATAACCTCTCTATCTTTCCATTACTCAATGTTGAGATATAATGCATAATATTATTTAATATTGTATCAGCCTTCATAAGCTCCTCTAATTTCCCAAAAGAACCACCAGCATAACAAGCCTTTCCAAAAGGCACTTTAACATTATATTTCTCCTCATATTTAACCATTAATTCATATTCACTTAAAGGAGAAATATGAAGCACTTTACACCTAGATATAATAGTCTCAGGTACACCTAAATCAATATTCCCAGTCAGTATAAAACGACTTCTATTAGGAGTCTCTTCCAAAACTTTTAATAAGGCTTGTGCTGCATTATTAGATATCCCATCTATATTCAGTATAACAATTTTATACTCTGAACCAAAAGGCCTCACATTAACAAACTTTATAATATCCCTTATTATATCTATAGTACATTTATTAACACTTTTAATATCATAGCTTTTTACATATTTTAAAGCTACTTTTAAAGCTATTTCAAATTTACCTATCCCAGGAATACCAGACAATAAATAATTGCCTGGATTTTTAAACTCAGACAAAAATTCCTTATATCTCATAAAACCTCCTATAAAAAATAATGATAGAGATTTTAAACCCTATCATTATTTTATATTTATTTTAATAAGTAATTCCTAAGTCGTCTTTTAAAACGACTCTCAATTTATTTAGCATATAAGACACTCCCGTAGTAGAAATGCCCAAATCTTTAGCCAAAGAACTTAAATTCAAACCTGACTTAGTTTTAAATTCCCTTTGAGTTTTTCCACCAGAAAAAACATGCTCCATAATTTTATCAAAGAATAAAGGAAAATTATTCCCTAAAGAAGTTACTTTTCTTTCTTTCAAACTTTCTTTTATATAATCTACCAACTCTTTAAACTCTAGTTGGTAATTATCTGCCACAGCTCCCAAACTATCTATAAAGGTTGTGGTATTATCAGAATCGGAAATCAGTTTATTAGTAGATAAACCCTCTGCCCAAAAAAGTCTTTTATAAGCATCTCTTTTACCGAGAAGCTTTTTATTAGTCCAACTATATAAAAACGTAGAAAATTTAACTTTTGACATTTCACCTGTTTTTTTGTTAAGAAACATTTTATCAGGGTCAAACTTATTTAAATAATCCCCCTCAAAAAAATCCGTCATTAATTCTTGTGTGACATCTTCTATGATGTCATCAGGGAAATATCCCTTATAATAGATATGAGTTCTAAGTTTAGGAAACCATATTTTATAGAAATCCGAATAATCTTTTGGAGCTACACCCAAAATATTCCTACTACTATTATCCTTATCTAGTCTTATTTTCATTTTTAAAATTCCCCCTTAAATATTTAATATAAACGTATAATACCATAGCCCTATACATATGTCAAGGAGATTTTAAAAATTTATTACACTTCCTCAGCCTTACTCTTAGTTGGCCTACGTCTTTTTTTCTTGGGTAAAGTAATGCCACAATAACCTAAACAAGTTTTGCCTACAGTATAAATATTACCTGAATCATCCACAAGCTCATAACCATACTTACCTTTACCACCACAAATACATTTAAAAGGCTCCTCTTTAGGCTCAGGAGACACTAAAACTAAATTTTTATCTTCTATAAAAGCCTCTACCTTTTCTTTAGTTGTTATACGTTTTTTAGAACTTTTAGTTTTCACTTCTTTATCTTTTTTAGATTCTATCTCTTTAACCTCATCTACCTTTTTAAATTTCTTTCTATCCTCAGGTTTTATAGGCTTTCTTTTATTTTCCTTAGTCTCTTTTACAACCTTTTCAGATTTTTCAGTCTTTTTTATATTATCTTCCTTAGTCTCAGGAACAGGCTTTCTCTCTTTTGTAGGCTTTACTTTTTCTTCCTCTATATCAGATAAAAAAACTACATCTGTTAATCTTGATTGTTTTCTTGCCATTAATATTCTCCTCTCATTTTTAATTTAATCTATATCAAAAACACAAGAATCAGGACTCCTATCATCCCGCCACCTAAATAAAACGGCATGTCTATACCTATTATTTTTAGTCAATTCCTGCCCTTTTATCTCAATAACTTTATCTAAATATTCCTCTTTTAAACTGCCATCCTCAGCGGTTAAGTTACGTCTTAACTCTAAAGACATTTGACTAACCGCCGCTATTTCATGTATATCTCCATTAGGCAAATACACACTAACTAATAAACTACCTACCATACCTTTAAAATTATTCTTACCTGGGATATATCCAGTTATAAAACCCTCAAAAGATTCAAACTTTTTAAGCTTCCACATATCTGCAGACTTTTTTCCAGAAGCATATTTGCCCACTATCTTTTTAAACATAAGACCCTCACCACCTTTAGCAGTAATAGTCTCAAAAGTTTTCTTTAAATCTTCGCAGACTTCCCCACAAACCCCATCTAAATATAAATCCTCTATAACCTCTTTTTTATCACTCATAGGCGTAGTTATTTTTAAATAAGGATTATGATTTTGTAAAATAAGAAAAACTCCTTCTAACATTCGTCTCCTAACATACCAAGGAAAGTGCGTAATATCTCTACCCTTATACTTAAGTATGTCAAAAAGGTAATATTCACAAGGCCCATAAACTTCCTGTAATTTAATAGCCTTATCTACATCAGAACCAATAACCGCCATAGTAGTGGTCAAAGTACCTTTAGTTATAGAACCTTTTTTTCCTTTAGGGTCTAATATTCTAGTATCAATACTATCAACAGGCATTAGAAATTCCCCATCTAAAACAGTATCATTAAATTCTCTTAAATCAGCTCTCCCGTTAAAATGAGGAAATTTATCAGTATTCTCAGTATACACATAAGTAACATCCGATCTGGCACGAGTATCAAAACGCCATTTACCATTTTGAATATGACCTTTCATTCTAACACCATCTAACTTTACCTCAGCAATCCAACCAGGATTATTCCAAAATCTTTTATTTAACTCCTCAGTATCCCAAGGTTTTCCTTTAGAATAATCTAAAAACTTTTTTGCATCCTGAGCGGACATAGTAGCAATTTGATTTTTAATATAACCCTCAGGAGCTTTTACTACCATTAATTTATCCATTAACTCACTTATAGTCTCGTTACCAGTTATAGCAACTTTAAGCTCCTTAGCTTCCTTTAATAAATATTCTTTATTTCTTGCCATAAAGCACCTCCATTTTTTATTAGATATTATACCTGCAAATTATTAAAAAAGCATGTACAATAAAAAAAATAAAAGACCTTAAGGCCTAAATCTCAGGTAATTCCTCTTTAATTCTTTTTAAGCCTTCCTCTGATATAAGCAAAATCTTTTTTGCCCCTATATACCGCAACTCCTCTGGCCTAAACTTGGACTCTTCAATCATTTGATGTATACGAGTCCTTTTTCTATATAAAATATCCGCGACATCCCCAACAGTATACCACCCGCTTAAAGGCAATATCTTACTCTTGTCAAAACGTTCTATCATGACTCATCCTCCTATAAATTTTTTACACTTCTCCAACCAATCTATATAAACTTTATTAGATGTCTTTCCTTTATCTAATAAATCTTTAAGCGACCAGCACCTATTAATTTCATTTATTTTAACACGAAACTGGTCATTTGTCAATGTACCTAAAAACTCTCTAAACATCCTCTCTACTACATCAGAGTAATCTCCCGTAAAAGGAATAGTGTTTTTAATCTTATAAAATCTCTCCTCATAATCCTCCATATGTATATTAATACTAAACCTTTTAATTAATAAATTACACGCTGATCCAAAAGACATATCTTCCATTTCTTTAACAAACTCTATAACATCCCAAACCTTATCACAGGTCCAACAAAAAACAGTATTTGTATCAGGGTAAATACGAGCAGACTTTTTAACATCCGCTCCATGAAAAGGACAATTAATTTGCTCCTTAACATCACCCATATAAGATATTTTATATATGTCTAAAACATTATAAATTGACACACTACTTTTTATAGCTTCTACCAAATCCATCGACTTATATCCTCCAAAAAAGAACCTAAAAATACTAAAAACATTCCCCATAAATAAATAATTATAGGTACCCATAAAACCATAAGCATCATATAAAAAATAACACTAAACCAAGGTATTTTACGCATTATAAATCATCTCCATCATTATTATCCAATAAATCTACTCGTTCTACTTCTTTGCTTTTAATCACACAACAATCACTAAGCCAATCTAAATAAAACTCATTGATTTTATCATTACCATCTCTATATTTTAAAATCTGAGCTTTTATCTCATTAGGTCTATCAGGTACAACTAAATGAGATAAAATCAAATCCGCAGTTTTTTCAGCCTCAGAAGTCTCACTCATACAGGCCTTAGTATAAGTACCACTCTTAATAGCTTCCAACCAATTAGCTCTTGATATTTGATATGGAGCTAATAATAAAACTCCTCTACTATCATCAAGATGCTTATGATTAACTGCCATTTGTTTAGACTCCATTATTATATCGTTTAATTCTTCCCTTCTAGACTGTCTACCTCTAGCCACACCAGCTAGACGAATCTCATCCCATACAGCTACATGAATAAAAAACTCATGTTCATATTTAACTAATAAAGAATTTATATAATTTACAGTACATTTATTAGGTATTTGTTCAATCTTAAATAACCCATACTCCTTATTATTAGTCAAATCATCAACAACATCAAAAAAGATTTTTTCCTCAGCAGGACTTAAAAGACCTTTCTTAATATTATCCGCAGGTAAACCTTTAGGATAATTAAATTTAGGATGTATAGAATGCCTAGAAATTAATCTCCTTCTTACTTGATTTCTTAAAGTCTCTGCCGTACAAAACAAAGTATTCTTACCTTGCAACATAGCATTATAAGTAATATTAATACACTCAGTAGTTTTACCCTCACCAGAAAAACCTGCTATAAACCACATTTCACCAGGGCAACCACCACCAGTCAAATCATCAACTTCCTTAATACCTGTCATTACTCTAAAAAGAGAACCATCCCCATGCTTAGCCTCTGCATATTCCTTTCTGATATCCTCAGATTCATCTTGAATATTACCAGTAGGTAAATCCAAACCACCAACCTTATCAATATCCGTTAAAGAAATATCATAATATTCCTTAGCCGCATGAAAACCCCTACATACTTTACCCTGAATAGTTTTACCACTAGTTAAGATTTGCATAGTGTCAGCCAAAACACTACCATATCTATCAATTTGAGTTTGCTTTCTTAAACGTTCTAAAGCATAAGTAAACTCCGAATTACTTATATAACCCTTGCTTCCATCTGGCAAACTATTAACATCTACAATAGGCTCGCCAAAAACAAACTCTAAAAAGAGCTGTTGATATTCATATAATAAAGCCTCCGTCATATCATCTGAATTTCTAATTGAATCTATGAAATCATTTATACTTATTAAATTATTAGTTAACCTAAAATATCTTACAACAATAGTATAAATAATTTTATTTTTTCCAGTAAAATGAGCATCACTCAAATAATGGACAAAATCTTTTACTCTTTTATTACTTTCTACTTGGCTATTATTTTTATTAAATAAGCCAAACATCACTCTTTTTTCATAATACTCAGTATTTTCCAGCATTAAAACAACCCCTTACTTAAAAAGTGTTAATAAATCTTGTACAGACAACTCATTAAAAATATCTGAGTTTTCATTAAAAATATTATCATGCACAGCTTGTCTTTTTTCCAATTTTTCTATTAATCTCTCCTCAAAAGTAGCACGAGACAATAGCATTATAAAAAAAGCTGTTTTATACACCGACCCAGTTCGTCTAATTCTACCCACTAACTGAGACACTCTAGCTGGATTAGCTAAAACATCTACAGCAATTAAATATCTGGCACACTGCAAATTAGCACTACATTCAATCGCAGTGGTACCCAACATAACTCTACAATCAGGATCATCCCAAAATCTTTTCTTATAAGCATGTTTTAAAGTCTTACTTTCTTCCCCAGTCATTAAAACATACTTAATTTTTAAAGCTTCTAATCTCTCACCCAACACTTTTAAAGTATCTTTATGTTGAGCAAAAATCACCACTTTATCATTAGCCATAGGACCATTAAAACCTAACTCAGCATTACTATACAATTGACTGATAATCCAATCAAATTTCCAACTATAGTCTTTGCCATCAGCCCCTATAGCTTTTGTACTATTCACAACTTTCTGCATATTATGAATATGCTTTTTTGCTTCCACTTTTTGACCACTCTTTAATAATTCAACTACACCTTTTTGCAATTCTTTATATAGTTTAGCCTGTACCTTATTCAAATTACCCCATATTTTATCAGTCACTAGATCAGGCATTTCACTTTCAATATCCTCTATAGTCCTCCGCAAGAAAAAGGGTTCTATAATTCTCTTAAATTCATCTATATGCTTATAAGAAACTATATTATCCCTGGTAACTAACCTTTTACCATTTCTAAAATATAAAGTCTCTTCCTCGCAATATCTTCTTCTAAAATGTCTTTCACTACTAAAAATACCTAAATCTAAAATCTTTAATTGATTATATAAGTCAATTAAAGAAGTCTGAATAGGAGTAGCTGATAAAATATGAACTCTTGTAGCAGTCTCAGTCAATTTCCTAATAGCTCTAAAAGTTTTTGTATTTGAGTTCCTAAAAACATGGGATTCATCCAAAAAGACTGTATCCCACTCTAATCCTCCTAAATATTCTAAATCTCTACCTCTAATAATCTCATAAGAGACCATTAAAACATCCAACCAAGTATTATATAAAGATACTCGATTAGAAATATTTCCTACAGCAGCCCCAAAATCCAAAGAAGTAAATTTAGAAAACTCATCTACTTTAGCCAAGATATCAGCTGAAGGAACTAGATATAAACATCTACCCAACTCTTTTCTTTCTTTCAGAAGAGAAATCAATCCCATAATATGATGAGATTTACCACTACCACAAGTGTCAAAAAGCCCACACTTAGGACAAAAATACATATAAACAATACCCTTTTTTTGAAATTCTTTAAACTCACCCTTATAAAATTTAGGCTCCTTCAATTCAATTCTAGGGATGTTTTTAATTTTCAAAACTTTAGAAATATCTATATCTTTATAATTCATAAAACACCTCCACCTATTATACAGAAAAAATAGCTTACAAGCATGTAAACTATTTTTAATCTATAATATTTTTAATATATAAATATTTTTAACTGTATAAAATATCTAACAGCTTATCAACAGCCTCACTCAAGACTTTTAAATTTTTAAGAAAAGTATCTTCCCATATTCTCAATTCTATATTTGTAGGTTTCTTGCCTACAAACATTCCATGATTTAAACTTAAGTTGTGTTCTTTTATATAAGCTATTGCCTTAACTCTACGAGAATCCTCTATAGGCAACTTTTTAAGCTCCGTTTTAAGCTCTTTTAATTCTTCCCATCTATTGCCTTGTAATTCTAAAATCAAAGCCATATTCATTTTAATTTCACTGTTTTTAACATATCCCATAATATTCTCCTCCAAAAATTTAATTTATCTTATGTTTATATTATATAATAATCCTTTACATATGTCAAGCATAAAATTAAAAAAAGAGAGTATTTTTTACTCTCTTTTAAAATAATTTATTTCTCAGATACAAACAAAGACATTATCTTCTTCCGTACATCTGCCACATATTTAACTACTACAGCAGTAGCAGCCATATAAAATAAGGAAATAAAAAATACTCCTACAAACTCTGCAACTATGCCTAAAACAACTAATCCTCCAATATAAGGCACAACCCCAGTTACTAAAAATTTAGGTAGTAACTCAGGCTCAAATTCATTATTATGAACTTTTAATAAAATGCCTAAAACTACATCTACTAAAATAACTGAGATTACTATAATTAAAGCTGGTAAAACTTCCTTAGGTAAAGTTATAACAGACTCCATTAAATCACCTCCTTTACCATCTAGCTCTAAAACCTCTACAGTCTACATGAGTAAATGTATTATATTTACCCACACCGCCATTAACATTATAAATATTACTTGAGGACCAAACAGCATAAGGAGAAATACCACTAATAACTATATCAGCCGCATTACCATATAAATGCTGACTCTTAGTGCCTCCTCCTACAGCCTTATTATGCTTAGGACACCTATAACCTGAATTAATATGAACAGGTCGGCCACCAAACTTATATCTTAAAGCCTCTAATAAAATTAATAAGTTAATATGAATACCTGGGCCTACACTTCCACAACAATGACATCTAAATTCGGCTTGCTTAAAATGAGCCACATTTACAGCTCTCTTATTTACTGATTTTAAAAGTTTCATAGTATACTCATGTGTCTTAGGTCCATAAATACCATCTACTTTTAACTTTCCAGCAGACTGCAAACCTTTTAACCAGAACAAAGTTTTTTTACCTTTAGCTCCATCTACTACAAGCTTAGCATTAAATTTATTAAGCATTTTTTGTGTGTATGCTACAGAATAAGCCATATATAACACCTCCTTTCTAATGTTTGTCTATTATCCATTGGATTACTCCAAAAACAAATACAAAAATAGTAAAAGCAAATACAACAGCCCATCTTAAAAAAGACATTAATTCTTTTCTCTGTTCACAAACATTCTTAGTAATCTCTTTTTTAAAAGCTTCATATTCCTTTAACTTATTACTATTAGTTAAGGTCTCATCATTTAATTTTCTAACATCCTTTTGTAAACCATCAATAACAGCCTTAAATTCCTCATGAAAAACACACTTGCCATCATTAGCCATATCAACACCCCTTTATATCTTTATCACTGAAAAAAGGGTCATATAAGGAGCAGAACCCCCAAAATTTATACTACCACCAGAATTTTGATACATATTAAAATACAAATAATCATCAGCATTAAGTTCAAGCCTTACAGTTAGGGAACCTCCCCAGCGTCCAGACCCATCTTGCCCACATATATAACCTGTATACTGACTACCATTAACATATAAATACATTAATCTTCCATTACTTGTACTTGTGGCAAACCTGCCCCCTAAAACTACCTCATACCAGCCAGCTGTAGGAACAACAATAGTATCATTCCCATCATCAAACATACCCAAAGGGTCATATTCTACATCACCACTACTAAATGTAATCTTAGTTTGTGTAGAATTAGGGATAGATTGAACATCTGTTTTCTTAAGCATACATCTAGTAAAAACATCATTAGATATCACAGAGATACCTATCAAAAGTTTACCAAATTTTTGTATTAATATACGAGAACCTACCTTAATACCTGATAAAGAACTAGTAGCTATTACAGGTAATTCAGTATCATTAGGCACTAATTGCACTTTTAAAGGATATAAAGTGCTTACCGTTCCTATTAAAACCTCATCAGCCATTATAAAACTACCTCCCTTATTTGTTGCATTGTAGTACCAACTAAACCCCCAGGCTTCAAATTAAAAACTTGTTTTTTCAATAAATAAACTCCTTGATTAGTCTTATTATAAAAAGCATAAGCATCACCTTGATTAGGTAAACCATCAGCTCTACGGGTTACAAAAGCATGTACAAACTCAATATCTTCCTGAACCTCTAACATTTTATATAATTCCCTCTTAGCTCTTAAATCTAAATAACCCTGAGTCGAAGCCTCACTATCAAATTTACGAGTTCTATATCTACTAATATTTGTATAAGATAAAGGATGAGCAGACAACCCCACATCCTCCATAGTTTTCACACTAATTAAAGGCTCTGTATCTGCCTCAGCCTGATTAGCAACCAAAATAACTTTATTATAAATATCTATATAATTTTTAGTTCTCTTAAAATCACCTTTATATAAACTATATTCATCATCTTTAAAAGTCCAAGTAATTTGTGGGTCCTCTTTCCATGCAATAGTCTTAAGAACTCCATAACCATTGGACCATAAGGGATAATAATTAATTGTATTAAGCAACCCATTTATAATAAACAATTTAGAACGTCCTATTTCATAACTCATATCCTCAGATAAAGTGGCGGCATTATCTTGAATTTCATATCTAACCCAAGAACCTACAGAAGCTATTAAAGCTTTTACTAAAGTGATAACATTATCACCCTTATAAGCAACATAAGAAACATCAATTTTATCCTGTTCTAAAGCTTCTAATATATCCGTACCCTCTACACTATGAGAAATAGCTCGATCAGTGACAGAGTCTACAGGTTTATTTAAAAAATATGTACCCATTGGATATCTATTACCATTTATAATAAACCAGGGCCGTATTAAATCTGTTATATAATCAATAGAACTATCATCTATCAACTCTAATTTTAAATCTCCAATCACATCTCTAGTAAAATCCATAGAGACTACACCAGAATTTCTTTTAACTAAATCTAATAATCCCGCAGTTTTATAAATGCCATTATCTAATTTTAACAACTCATATTCAAAAGTTTCTAATCTATTATTATAAAAATGGTTATATTGTGGTAACACAGGCGTAGGCTCAGGAGGTTCATCCCATTCAACCACCAACTCTGGGATATAACCCGTCTCATAAAGATTATCAAAAGCCTCTAAATATATATCTGCATCAAAAGGATCACTATGGGCCGAAGCCTGAGTTAATAATATAGCCTGAGCATTATTACCATTAATCCATTCTTGCTGATCAATTATTTCTTGTAAAACAGATGTTATATCTACCTCCAACCATTCCCTATCAGCATCTAAAACATTAAATTCCCCATAAGCAGTGCTTAAAGAAGCTGCCCTACTTTCAAAATCCGCAGCGTCTACAATACTATTAGGATTTGCTGTTTTCTCAAAATACGCCCTAACATCACAATCATAAGCATCATCATAAGTAAACATACAATATAACCGCAACGTAGCTACTCTAATTGTAGACCCCTTAGAAATATTAACATTTCTAAATCTAATATAACTATGTGCTATAGAATATGAGGAACCATGCTCCCAATCTCCAATTATTAAATCCTCTGTATTTTCAAAATCAGTATCTTGATAAACCTCTGAGATATAATTTTTAAAAATAAAACCATCATCAAAAGAATGAGAAGGATAAAAAGTCCCATACTCAGCCATTATCCCACCACCTTATTTATAGTACAACTAAACTCATAATTCTTTTTATCTTTTTTCTTAACCTTTATATTAGAAAAACTGGCTTTAAACCATCTGCCAAAATAATCTCTATAAAAGCCTCCTCCTGAATTACTCATAACAGACTGTAAAGAATCATAATCCTCAATAGGCAAATTACAACTAAAAGTAATACGTTGCTCTCTAGAATCCCCTTCAAATAATAACGCATTTTCTCTGCCGTCGAATTGGATTAATTCTCTATCATACTCTAAAGCCTCCTCAATTGCCAAATCCCCATAAACAACTATACCATCATTATAACCCTCTCCTGAATTTAAGGCTACTTTTCCATTATAATTACTAGTTACCTCAGCTACATCACTTTGAATAGATGTTCCCGTTTCGGAAAATGCTACCACATAATAATAAGTAGTACCCACAAGTAAAGGCAAGTAATCAGTAATACCACTCTCAGGCTCAATATCATCTAAAGCTAACTCATAAGAAACCCCATCAATAGAACGATATAGTTTATTATAAGTAGTCTCCACAGCTTCTGGCTCTATCTCCACAGTAACAAAAGCCTCATTACCTGAAACACTACCATCATAAAAATTATCATACACATCACTACCAGAGGGTATTATAACTAAGCCTTCAAAATCTGTAATGGTACCATCTGCTATATCTTGAATTAAAGAAGTAATATCCCATTCCTCAGTCTCCCCAGAAACATGCTCATGATCACCGTATTCAGTAGCATCTAAACTAGGTAAAGTAGCATAAGTAACAGTATCTTCACTCCAAGAAGTAGTTATATATTTAACCAAGCTATTAATAATACCTGATAAAGTATCTTTTCTATTTAATGTCAAAGTTGCAGAATTTACAGTCTTGCCTATAATATCAGTTAAATCAAAACCTAACAAAATATATTTAGAAGTTCCATTATCATATAAATCTAACTCGCCTACATCATCATAATTACTTCCCGTATTTGCTCCATCAACATAAGTATCTTGAGTAGCTTCAAAATTTAAATCCGTAGTAGGTAAAGGATTTTCAATTACAATCCCAGTAGAAGCGTCATCCTCCGAAGCTGACAAAGACAAACCAGGTTTAACAGGCGGTAAAAACTCAACAGTAAAATCAGCGGACACCTCTACAGACCACAAACCACTAGAATCAGCTACTAACCCTCTAACCTGATAACTTTCCCCATTCTCTAAAACCTTCTCAAAAGTAACACTCCCATCGGTACCATAACCCGATATATTTTCCAATAAAGTCAAGCCATCCGCAGTATATAAACCCACTGAATATTGAGATTGAGTATCACTATCTATATCACTAAAATCCCATGTGACAGTTAATTCAGATTCACTGATAGTACTTTCATTTTCTGGATAAGTTATAGCCATTTCAGGTTTTGTATTAGCTATAAAACTTGCCTCATCAGACCAACCAGAAGGATCAGGATCAGCCCCCCAGGTCTGTACTTGCCAATAATAAGTATCTCCTGAGTCAAAAGTAGATGCCGCAAACACATGATAAGAATCAGTGCTTACCTCTTCCTCAACTTGAGTAGCTCCATAAGAACTGCTAGTCTTTGAATACCTTAAACTAAATTTAGTTTGCTCACTAGTATCTAAAGGATTATGTTGCCAACTAAAAGTCTGAGAATTATCCACATCTATAACCTTCAAAGAGGATGGGCTTAAATTAGTAGGAGGATTAGGTTCAACTATAGTAATTACCTCATTTGATTCCACATAAGCACTATTTAAACCCGCTGAATTATTAGCCCAAACTCTATATTTAACAATAGCAGGAGGACTAACATCCGTTTTTTGCACAGCACTACCCGACATTGCATAATCCAATTCAACCCAAGAAGAATAAGCTGGCCCCTCTGAATATTCTATTTTCATAGTATCAGCTACATCACTTGCAGGATTATTCCAAGTAATGACTACACCAGAACCCGAACGAGTAGCTACTACATTTGTAGGAGCAGCAGGAGTAGTTTCAATATATCCAGTATAAGCATAACTAGAATATCCAGCCGCATTCCAGGCCCTTATTCTATAACGATACCTATAATTAACTTTAACTCCTGTATCATTATAACTGGAGGCACTACCTGATAAATTACTCTTAATTTGACTCCAAGTATTAGATACATTATTCCATCTTTCAATTTTTATATATGTGTAGGGTCTGTCTCCCGAAGCATGACGACTCCAAGATATACTCATTTTAGAATCAGATACCCTTGACACACTGGCACTAGTCACAGGACTTGGCTTTAAAATATAAGTAGCTCTAACAATAGGTTCTCTGCCTGAATGTGTAGAGTAACCACTCATTGATAAGACACTAGGAAAACTTCTTGTATTAGTTTTTCTATATCCATTACCTGAGCCATTATGCAAACCAAACACATGGGCTCCACTTGGATTCCTATACAAACCTACCCACATATGCTTAGCAGAGGAAATGGTATAAGAACTAATATTTTTAGACCTCCAAGACTGACCCCCTACAGACAAACTAGAAACACTTAAGGTAAAGGAACTCGATTGCCTAACAGCCGAACCACCAGGAGACCACAAAACCAATCTAGCCGCTACACTAGAGCCTTTAGCTCCTGCATAAACAGATAAACCTGTAATAGCACTACCACTAGGTAAATCAACTCTAGCGGCATGTTGATTATATAAATTTAAAGCAGACCATGTATAACTATTTGCTCCCGTTGCACTGTACGCATAAGCCAATTAAATAACCCCCTTTACTCTAAAATATTTACCACAGGGTCACTACTACTAAAAGCATAAAAACCAACATAAGTAACCTCATGATATATTCTTTCATTAAAATTAATCGCATTATTTTCAATATTCAAAGCATTTTTTAAAGATATAGTTATGGAGTCACCCCCATACTTACTACCTATAAAAGTTATATCCTCCAATAAATCACTAGAACTATAAGAACTTCTTACAGAATATTTAGTAAAACTTCCATAACCATCACTACCAGTATCTATATCAAAAGGTACCCCAGCAATTAAATTTTTTAGAGACCAACTATAATATTTTAAAGTTAACATTGAATTAATTTTTAAAATATCTTTGTCTCCAACAAAATTAAACCCATCAGTAACCCTCTTAATTTCTTTAAACTGTCTTACATCTTGAAATTTACCATCTTCAACAATTCCTAAATAAGAACCCTCTAAATTAAAAAAATTCTTATATCCGACACCGCCTCCTAAAGGTATAACTAAAGCCATAAAAACCCCTCCTAATCATACACATAAATATCTAATGGAGATTCGCCATCCTCTGAATAAGCTGTAAATACAGTCTTTTTAACAACCTTTTCATATTGATTAAAAGCATGTTCTATAGCTCCATCATTTAAACATTTATTAAAAACTAATTTAACTCTTTTTTCATTTTTAGTATTACTAATCAATGTTATATTATCCAAATAATCTGAAGCATTCAAAGAAGTAATAGGCACTAAAGTATTAATTCCTTCATCCACAGACAAGATAGCATAACCATTATTAATAGGCATAATAGAAGCTTTATCACTCTCATACTTCAAATACATCTTATCAATAGTTAATTTACAAATAGTAGAATTACAAATAATTTTAGGCTCTCCATCAGGTCCTAAGGAATAATCCCCACCTGAATGATCAATTGAAATATTAGAAACATCCCTAATAATATCAAAACCACTTGCAGTCTCTCCTAACTCAATAACCCCTAAATATAATTCCTCAGCTAAACCATAATTAAAATATAATTCAAAATTCCCAGTAATGGCATCATCATCTATAGTAACATTTAATATTTCTTCCGTATCTTCACCAACAACTATATCCGATAATAAATCTTCTAAACTAGGAGTCTTAGCCGATAATTCTAATATATTATCCTCAGGATAAGACACATTATAATCCATCTTCAAAATCCTAGTTTTTATATCTATTCCTAAGTCTTTATCAAAAACTTTAACATAATCCCCTAGCTTAAAAACTTCATGAGACCAATCACCCAAAAACGATAAATCTGAAGCTTTAATAGTATATAAATAAGACTCTTTAGAAACCTCAGTCAACAACTCTATAGCTTTATCTTTTAAATCCTCTGCATTAGTAAACCTTTCATCTGTTATAATACCTACTTTTACTTTACTATAATAAGTATAATCCTCAACAAAAGGAACACCTCCATTAACTTCCGCTATAGATAATCCGTCTTTTCCATAAGGATATAAACGTGTGATTACATCTGTGCTATCACTTTCAAGAGTAATTTCTTTCATGTTTTTCCCTGCCAAAATACCAACACCAGGATCGCCACCAACTTGATTTAAAAAGTTAACTCTATAATTAATAAAATCAAACTCTAACTCTCCACCCCAAAAGTCAACAACAGATTTCAAGCACTCAAGAACATTCATATTACTATTTACTTTAAAATCCCTTACTATATCTAAAAGCTCCTCAGAAATAATACCAACATCCCACTCAGTATCCCTTAATATATAAATTAAAGGAATAGCAGGATTAGAACTTTCCCAAGTAAATTCACTATAAACCCCATTCTCATCAAAGATAGATATAGGACTTATATTACCTAACTCATACCATACAGCCTCACAAAAAATATCAACTTCCCCACCAAAATCTTTTAATTTAGATATTCTACGAATATAAAAGTCTTTTCCATAAACCCTAACTTTTTTCTCATTTAAAACTTTAGATATATTAACATCATTATAAGCTAAAGAAAAAGTAAGTTCTAAAATACCATTGACTTCTTCTTTAATAATAACATCCATAGCATGTAATAAAATAAAATCCATTATCCCAGCCTCATCATAAACAACCACATTAGAATTACTTATGCTCTCAGGCTCCCTAATAGAATCATTATAAAATATACTATCCAAATCATTATATTTAACTATATCCAAATAATTATAAGGCACAATAGTAAAATGTTCCGTAGCTCTAACTAAAGGTATAGGTAAAACCATAGCCATATTTATAGGACTTATACTTTTATTATAATCATTAGTATAAGTTGGTATGGGTAAACTTACTTTTAATGAAGTAGAAGGTACATAATTACCCGCATAAGCCAGAGGCTCCATACCTATATTTACCTTTATAGATGGTACATTAATAGAAACATTACCACCAGGATCAGCCTCAGGCAAACTAAGATTTACCCCTATAGGAGGAACTATTACCTCAGCATTACATTGTATACTAGGCTCAGGCAAAGAAATATATTTTAAGAAACTAGATAATTTCTCATTAACAGACCAACTAATAGAAGGTATTTGCATGTTAACATCAAATTTAGGATACTCCCATTCAACCATTAATCTCACTGCATAAGTATAACTATCATCATAATCAAAAGCTACAATATTACCATAATCTCCTACAGCACTACCATCATCTCTTAAGAAAAATTGAATATCATTACCAGCAACCCAACCATCTTGATTAACTATTTCAGATATCATATCAGATAAATCAGGTGAATCCTCCCAATTAAAAATCTCACCATCTAAATCCCAATCAACTTTATTAGTTGTTAAACTACGGGAAAAATAATCCGCATTATCCACACACGCAGCAGGATTCAAGGCCTTTTCTGCGGAGACTTTTAACTTAACAGAAACTCCCACATTTACATCAAAATAAGCCCTTAAATAAGCACTTTTAATAACAGCCTTAGGAGGAATAGTTACATCTGAAATCACATGAAAAGTATTTTGAGTTGTACTATCTCCAAATAACCCCGCATATAACCAACTACCATTATTTATATAATAACCACCATCCGTAGCATAACCATCATCAGTGCCATACTCTGTATAATACCAATAGATACCCAAAAGTCATCACCTCCTCATAAACTTTAAGATTAACTTATTAAGCAGGAGGCGAAAAATAAACTACACCATTAGCATCCCAAGTAAGAGTAAAATCACCTGAGGACACACTAATATCCGCTCCAAAATCTATTAAACCAATAACAATACTAGTCGCTGGATTGCCAGTATCTTTAAAAATAACAGCGTATCGAGCAGTAAAAGTCGCACTACTCCAAACAATATCAGCCGCATCTAAAGAAGCATTACCCCCACTAGTTGTATTAGTTTTAGATGATAAAGTTTTTTGTGTATAACCCGTACCACTAGTAGACACCTCATAAGTATCATATCCACTAACATCCGCTAAATACGTATCCGTATTTATATCAGGAGCCAAAGAACTAGTATACAAAGCTAACTTTATAGTATCACTCACCCAATTAATTTCAGCCTCTGCCAACTTTTTAGCGAAATTTCCAAAAAAATCAGTGCTTACAGCCATTAATAAAACCTCCTTTTAACTAGACTTACGTCTTAAAAACACCGCCCCTAATTGAGCCGCATCCTCCATAGCTACTAAACTAGCCCCACCACTAAAAGGGTTAGGCGGCTCATTAGTATATGTAGCCCCAAGAGTATATCCTACATAATTTTTAACAGGGTTCCAATCACTAGCTATAGGATTAATATAAGAAGTAACTACCCCTTGAATATCCACAGCAACATCAGTAATAAACCCTATCCAATACAAACCTTTATTTAAAATTATATCCTCTGATAAAACAGTTACACCAGTACTACTAACATCTAATTCCCCATCATAAATTAACTCTCCTGGATAACCATTATCATTAGCCCAAATAGAAACACACATATTACCAGCTAAAGCCGCTACTATATCAGTTCCTATCCTATCAAAAGTTAAAGTCTCTGGTATTTCCAAAGGTAATATATAATAAGTATCAGCCGAAACAGTTACCGACCTATAAGCAGGAGCTACACTTTTATACTGATTAGGTACATAAACAGGACCTACTTTTCTATTAACTTCACTTACAACAGTAGATTGAGAATCTTTTATATAATCAAAATCTGCCGTAATTGTATCCCCAGGTAACTGTTGACTATTAAAAATAATTAAACCAAAACCTTTATGTAAAACATATTCCCCAGAATCAACCTCTACAGCATTTCTATATATTACAGGAGTAGGACTATCTAACCAATTTCTATAGCCTCCCGTAGCCTCATAAATCCTATATCTCAAAGCTATTACACTTTGATCAATTACAGGAGTTAATTCATGATCGGAGACAGAATCCGAAGATAACCCTAATAAATCCTCAAGTCTCATTACTCCTTTTGCTATAGCATTTAAATGACCTGATAAAATACTATCTAGAGTACTTAATACTCTAAAATCTGAATTAGCCATAATACACCTCCAATCTTTATTATATCAGCAAACTACACATACGTCAATCAATAGAAAAGGCGGCACACCGCCGCCCATCTACCTTACAGCTTACACCCACCGACTTCGACAGGTCACATCTATATCAACGGTGAAATCACTTGTTAAAACATAAAAAGAGTTTTCACCAGTAACAGCCTCAAAAAAATCCAAAGAATCTAAATTATTAATAGCACTTGTTTTAACTTCACCATTTAAAATATAAGCAGTTTTCAATTTAGAATCTATAACTAACTTATCACCTGAGACCATAGTCCCTGTATAATTAATAGTAACACCATTTAAAATTATTTCTATAGTACCACTACCAACAGCAGTAATCTCAATCTTAGGCAAAGAATTTATATTTCCCTTACTTCTAGTAAAATTATGATTGCCAGTACCATTAAAATTAAAAGTCTCATCCTCTACAGCATACCAATAAGGATCAAAAGCCATAAAATTTAAAGTACCTGTACCATTTAAAGCTATTAAATCTAAAGAAGTATTCCCAGATAAAATCGCATTTAAATATTTATCACTCTCATCAGAGAATATTAAAGCCTTAGGCTCAGCCTTTATAAGTTTAGAAGCTATATCCCTTTTAAGACTATGTAAAGCAGTTAAACTATCCTCATATACCACAACATCAACAGGTACCGTTGCAATACCATCCCTTTTATTAATAAATAATTCTCCATTAGTATTAGTATCCGTTGATTTAACTATTTGATTAATAATTAAATCTCTACCAACATTATTAACAAATAAAAGATTAGAAAAGTCTACTCCATCAAAACTAAAAGTGACATTAGCCATTATCTTCGCCTCCCCTCAGACCTATTTTTATTACCAGTTTTTCTGGCTAAATTAGTAGACACATAAGGAGTTACTACTCTAGACACTTCACGCCCATCTAAATTAACAGGAACCTCAACAACTATTCTATCCTTTACAAAATCTGATAACTTTTGAGCAAACATACCATTCATATTAGCATGATTATTACTTAAAACTCTCATTAAGTTAGTATCACCAATACCAATATCAGATAAATCTCTAAAGTTACCTACCATGTCTTTCTTCATTTCATGAGATTTCAGAGCAATTGCATCCATAGCTCGCTCCAAATATGAAGGTGAATGAATACCTAAACCATCTTTAAAACCTTCCCAAATCTTCGCACCCGCTTTTTTTGCGTTATTCCAAAGAGTAGACCCAATATTTAATAATTTAGTAGCAGCATCTTTTAAAATACCACCAATTTTAGATGGTAAGTCTCTAATAGTACTAATAAAACCACTAACAAGTTTGGTACCTGCATCTTTTGCCTTTTGTATCATCTTAGCACGCCATGACACAACCTTATTAATTGTTTGTAGTAAAAAAGTCCATGCTTTACTAGGTAAATTTTTAAAGAAATTTATTACACCCTCTATAAAACTCCTACCCGTTTCAATTGCCTTACTCCTCATCTGAGAACCCCATGAGATAGCTTTACTTATAGAACTAGTAAAGAAATTCCACAATCGACCAGGCAACTGTTGAAAAAATGATATCACAGCAGCTAAAAACTTAGAACCAAGTTCTTTAGCTTTAGCTATCATATTAGCACGCCAAACCAATACTTTATTAACTACCTTAACAAATAAATTCCACATCTTACCTGGTAACTCAGTTACTAAGAAAATTATACCATCTACTAAAGCTTTTCCAACTTTAAGGGCTAACTGTCCTAACTTAATACCAAAATCTATTACAGCCCTTACAGCTTTACCTATAGCAAAACCAAACCAATAAAGCAAATCACTAGGCAAACTCTTAATACCCTCTATAAATTTAGCTACAGCTTCTCTAGCTTTTGCGGCTAATTGTACTTGCCACTCAACCACCTTAGCAATAACACCTGATAAAAAGGTCCATATCTTGCCTGGTAAAGACTTAAAAAAGTTAGCAATAGCATCAACAATACTTCCTATCTTCTCAGGTATTGATTGAAAAAACGAAACTATAGCACCCCATACAGAAATGGCCGCAGCTTTTATAGTCTCCCAAACACCCAACAAAAAGGCACTTACAGTATCCCAATTTTTAACTAATAACACTATAGCAGCTATTAAAGCTATAACACCCAAAACAATCCAAGTTATAGGATTAGCTAACAAAGCCGTAGTAAAAGTCCATGCCGCCACAGCAGCACTAGAAAAGGCCATAACTAACGTTGGAAATACCGCTACTATAACACCTACAGAAGAAATTAAATTCCCTAAAACCATCAGAATAGGCCCTATAGCCACAGCAAAAGCAATGAAACCAGCCACAACACCCTGTAAAGGAGGACTTAATTGAGCATACCAACCGACCAATTTACCAACCACTCCTCCTACTTTTTCCAAAGCAGGAATCAAAGTATCAGTAACAACAGGAGCCAATTGCTCACCCAAAGAAATTAATAAACCCTCAGTCCTAGATTTTAACTCTCTAAAAGCTCCTCCTACATTATCCTCCATAGTAGTAGCCATTTTTTCAGCCGCTCCCTCAGACTCATACATTTTCTTTTCTAACTCTTTATATTTTTTAGAGCCAGTTTCCAGCATGATATTAACACCACGAATAGACCTCTCATGGAAAATACCACCTAAAGCAGCGTCTCGCTCAGCCGTAGTCATACCAGCCGTAGCCTTTTCCACATCTCCCATAATACTACCTAAATCTCGCATAGTACCATTAGAATTATAAAGAGCCACAGACATATCACCTATAGCCACTTTACCATCCTCAGCTCCCTTACGCAAATCTCTTAACATAGCATTAAAAGTAGTACCTGCCATAGAGCCTTTTATACCACTATTAGCCAAGGTTCCCATAACTGCCGCCGTCTGTGCTAAATTCATACCAGCCGCATGAGCATTAGCACTGGAATATTTAAAAGCCTCACCTAATTGCTCAACACTAGTATTACTTTTTGCCTGAGCTTGTGCAAATATATCAGAAGCCTTACCAGCCTCAGAAGCTTGCATATTAAAAGCAGACATAGTATCTGTCACTATATCCGCAGCAGTAGCCAACTGTAAAGACCCCGCACTTGCCAAATCCAACATAGAAGGTGTAGCCGCCAATATTTGATTAGTATCCCAACCAGCCAGAGCCAAAAAGCCCATAGCATCTGCAGCCTCAGAAGCCGAAAACCTAGTAGTAGAACCCATTTCCTTCGCTTGATCTCTAAGCTTAACCATTTCACCACCAGTGGCACCACTGACAGCCTTTACCCTAGACATAGAATCATCAAACTTAGCTACAGTTTTTACAGCCGCAGCACCTACAGCAACCAAAGGAACAGTTACATTTTTAGTTAAAGAACCGCCTACTTTACTCATAGTATTCCCTGTTGTAATTAAACGATTATTTAAACCACTTGTCTGATCGCCTACACCTCTAATAACATTACTAGCTTGATCTATTGCTCTAATCAAAATATTCATTATAGCAGGCATAAAAGTCACCTCCTCTTTTTTCTAGCATTATACATAGCTTTCATAGTCTTTAAATCAGCATTACCACTCTTAGGATTACCAGGCTTAGTCCCAGGTAATCCTTTATTATTCTCAACCCCATTATCACCCATCATTAATCTATTAATTTCAGGTAAAGCCTCAAGTAAAAATTCCCTTTGCAAAGGTGTTAATTCTCCTTGAGTAGGAGCCAATTTATAACCATTTACATCCAAGTAAGCAATTCTTAAACCTTCCTCACTCTTTGCGAAATTGTTTGATTGCCTCAGACCTCGCATTTTTGCCTATAATTTTTGGAGACACTCCACTTAAATCATATATTTTCTCAGCAATTTTTTTAACTATTCCCGCAGGAGTTAACTCTTTAATCTCCTCAATAGTCCAGGGTTCTTCTTCTACCAAGCCAAAACTAACAGCCAAACAATCAGCTTCAAACTCAGCCGTAGTTATCTTTTCCATATCCATGCTCAAGCTCATATTAGACATATCTATATTAGATTTATCTTGCATATTAACATCAGGCATACCAGAAATAGAAACACCACGAGTCCTTATCGCTTCTACCTTTGTCCATTGGGCATCTGTTAAAGGTCTTAATTGCAATTCACCTTTAAGCTCAGTAAAATACACCCACTCAGTATTAAGAACACCATTTAAAATATCTTTTTTACACAACTTTTTAATTTCACTCACTACAATAACCTCCTAATATTAAGCTGTTAAACTAGCTATATCATTTTCCACACTTACTCCTATCTCACTCTCCACATCTCCATCAGATAACGTAATAGTACTCATTAAACACCTACCAGTAACAGATTGCACAATTTCATCCCTCGAACTAGGTTGCTGTTGAACTTCACTATAAGCAACTTTAGGTAAAGTGATTGTCATAGAACCATGTGCACCATTATCAAAAGACAACACTATAGCCTTCTCACTAACACCAGTAGCAACAGGACCAGTAGCACCGCCCCAGAAATCTTCTAAAACACTGGAATCCTCAAAGAATAACTCCATTGAAATTTCCGTCTCTCTTTCTCCACCAATTACCCGATAAGGATGTCGACTACCTAAACCTCTACCAGACTCAGCATCCATATTATTAGATATGGATAAATTTAAAGTTTTAACCTTAGCAGACACAGAAGAGCCACCAATAGTAGCAGTTACCTCATGAAAAGCTAAAGGATAAGCATCAGGTAGAGACAAATCTGCTATAGCCTGAATAGTATCCTTTGAATCTTTAGCAGCCACAATATCGGCTGTTAAGTTACAAAACTCACCCTCTACTTGCAACTCCAAACTATTAATAACACATCCACTAAAAACATGCTCAAAATAATCTTTACCTACTCTAGCACAAAATGAATCCAATACGTTATTAGCAGACCCATAAAACTCATGCAGATTTAACGTCCCAGTACCACCCTCACTAGTAAAAGCATAAGCTCCTAAACCCCATTTTAATAAATAAATAACACTGTTAACATCAAAAGCATACATGATATTTCCACTAGGGGCATAAAAACCAGGTCTCTGTAAGGTAGCCGATCTTTGTAATCCTCCTCCATAAATAAGATTAGGATCAGATGGTGTATCTAAAGAAGCAGAAGCTATATCTACATGCACTACAGCAGCAGGAGGACTCCCCATATTATAACTTGTCTCCTCAGCTAAACCTAAATATCTTTGTACAGCCATAAATCACACCTCCATTTTATTAATACTCTAAAATATTAAAAATAACTTTAACCGCAGCTAAAGCCGAATATTTATTTCCTTCCCTATGCCAAGGAGCTGAAGGTTCAAACCTACCACTTCTAACATCCTGTACATAACTCCTATTTAAAGTCCTACCTTTAATTGTAGCCGATCTTGCCTGAGCTGCAATATTAGTAGCCGACCTATATCCTTCCTCAGGAATATTAGATGTTAATACAGGAGTTAAAATAGCAGTCAACTCCCAAGTCTCATATAAAGTCCGTTTTTCATGATTAGGAATACATTCCTCCACAAATACCCACACAGATGGCATTTTAGGGTTTGGTCTATCTCTATCTCCTCGAACAACAGAAACAGCATTCAACTCATTCTCAGCTATAGCAGTCGTTAACTTAGAAACAATAGAATCTAAAATCTCATCAATTGCATCTTTCAAAAGTTTAGGCTCTGGCATTATAACTCGCCCCTTTCTCTAATTGCCATCTCTACATATACATTTAATCTAGGTTCTATTATCCTAGACACCGCATCTACAAAATCATTAGCCTTAGTACCTCTATGGACTATAGTCCACCAAACAGGCCCAGGCGGTAAACCTTTATACCTAGCCCATTGAGCAATAGGATCAAAAGGTCTAGGACCTGGACCCGTACCCTCAACAACAGCTTTTAAATAATTTATAGGAGATGAAATGCCCCAAGATAAATTACCATTCTTTCTAACTACCCAAGACCTAGCTAACACACCCTTATAAAAAGGGCTTTTTTCTTTCAATCTAGCCTTAGTATCAATAGCAGCCAATCTAGCAGCTCTATTAGCAGTCCGTTTCATTTTTACTATCATAACTTCTATTTGAGTTCTATCAATACCTTCGACTTGGATGTCATAATTACCAGCCATATCTTAAGCCTCCTCATCATCTTCATAAGTTGAGGCCTTATAAAGACTCATTCTAAATCTTGGCTTTGCTGGAAATCTTCTTAAATCTCTTTTAATTGACTCTGTAAAAATCATATCCGTAGCAATATTATTAGTAAAATCATCATTCATAACAACAGGAGTCTGCCTTTTCATTACTGCCACAGAAGCCATATTTCCCACAATTCTCAAAGCTATATTATGAATACCTTTTGGCACACTGCCATCAGCATCATAATCCCTATTTCTATCTCCATCAATTAAACTCTTAGCTTCCTCTAACCATTCTCCTATTAAAGTGTCTAAAGCAGCCTCATTCACAAGGCCCAAATCAGTATAAACAAGCCCTGTATATTGCTTAACAGCACTTACACTACTATACACAGCCATTTATAAAACCCCCTTAAACACTTTGCATTCTAGTTTTAAATGCCTCATAATGATTAGGATGTTTTAATCTCACATGAGCAAACATACCAGCTCTAGTGCCATTAAAATCACAATAAGGACAATCAATATCCCCGTTTTTTACCTCTTTAATAGCCTCTTTTTTATCCTTAGACTCATTTAAAGGATTTTCATTAGCATCCTTTTTAGGGGCTTTTTTTGACGATTCTATAGTAGTTACCTCAGAGTTTTCACTTACTTTAGTAACAGCAGGAATACTCTCAGATTCTACCACATGAGATATAACAGCTTTTTTAGGTTTATCTACAAAGCCTAAAATCTTTAATCTACAACAAGCTTTTATTTCTCTGTATTTAATAGAACCCTCTTCCATTAATACATCTAAGACTTTACCTGCAGGAAATACAATCCCACCTCGACCTACATTAATATCCGATATATTTTTAACTCTATAATTAGCCATATAAAATACTCCTTTCCTCATAAATATTAGGTAGGTAGTTTCCTACCCACCACAATCTAACAAAAACACTTTAAGCCGATTCTTTTTGAATCAAAGCAGCCACACTAGCATTTTCGTCCTCATAATGGGCATCCCCTTCAAAAGAAAGAACAAAGTCAGTCCTTCTTGCCTTAGCTTCTCTTTCCCTCTCAACCATAACATCATGGAAAACACCATATGCCATATTATCAGGATTAGTCAACAAAGCAATTTTACCATTCATTAAACCATCATCAGAAGCACCAGAAGTAGCAGCCCTTTCTAATGTTGGTACATATTTAACTTTAATACCCTTATAATACAATTGAGGCATTCCTACTTGAGCCGTATCACCTAAAGCAGTACCTCTAGCTTTTAGTAAATTATGATAAGCATTATGAACTTCCCAAGTTACCTCATACTCCCAATCTTGTACATTAACAAGATATTGTTTAGGTAAAGCAGCTAACATAGCGTCAAACATATTCTCAGGATAAGAACTAGCAGCAGGATCAAAATCCTTACCAGCACCCGCACCATATATTTTATTACCAGCTAACTTAATCCATCCATCAGTCTGAGACAACACATCATCAGTACCATAAGCAACACCAGTATCACCAAGTAAACAATATTCTTCTAAATCTCTACCAGCGGCTCCACCAAATAGGTCTAATAAAGTATCCTCAAACCCACCTCTTTCAATATTTCTTCTTAATGCATCATCTCTAAGAGATGTAATAGCTACAAGCTCTCTAGCTATTAACTGATTAGTGACAGGTGTAGGACTAACCCCATGAGTAGACGCATTTAATTCTACTACAGCCCCGCCACCTTGAGCAGCAGCTCTACCAGCTTTTATAATTCTTCCTACAAAACCTGTTCTATCAATATCAGATTTTTGAGCATCCATCCTGATAAATCTAGCATTAGGTAAAACATTAACAGCATGTTCCATAGTTCTTACAAATCTATCGAACTTCTCAGGTTGTAATATACTATCCCCAAAATCAGATATTTCAGTGATACCTTTAAAAGCTGCATCCAACTTTGCTAAAATTTCCATATTACTAGCCATTTATTTCTCACTCCTTATATAAAATATTTAAAATTAATTAGCTACTTTTTTACGTCTTCTACCAAAATGATCTCTATAGTTTTTAATACTATACTTATCCTCAGTATTCTTATTACCATTTTCAGCCTCAACAAGTTTTAAGCCTTTAGAACTAACAGACTTTTTACCATAAAGTTTTTCTAAAGAATCAAGTCTTTCCATAATAGCCTCTTTAAAAACTTTATCGTCATTAACTTCCTTAGAATCAACATTAGAATCATCAGTAGAATCAGCTTGAGACTTCTTAACTTCCTCATCCTTAGAATCATCTGTAGAATCATTTGTAGAATCAACATCTTTAGACTTCTTAGCTTCCTCATTAATAGACTCAATTTGAGACTTAACAGAAGTTAAACTTTCCTCTATAGTAGCCACTCTTTCACTTAAAGGCTCTACAGCAGTCTTAACCGAATTGGCTATAGTCTCAGCTAAAACATCTAAATCTATTTCCTTCTTTGCGTTACTCTTATCAGACATATCAATATCCTCCTCTTTCTTAGATTTCTTTAAAATGCCTATGGCATCCATAAACTTACTAACTTTTGCAAATAAAGAGTTATCATTATCTGCCTCAGTTTCTTTTTTATCCTCAGCAGACTTATCTGCAGACTTGATAGAAAAAAACTTTGCCTTAGGAACAGCAGGCTCATCAACTATACTAACATGAGTAGCCACCCAATCAGGCCCCAAGTCTTGGAGTAAAGTCCTCTTATAAGCAATATCATTATCTTTAGACTTAGCAGCACTTTCAAAAGCAGACTTTCTAACCCCCATAACTGAGTAACCCCTAAACGTGCCATCCTCAACACCATTCCAGGTCTCCTCAGAAAATTTAGAAGCTAATACCCATGTACCTTTAGGTAATAAGGTCTTTTCTCCATATATTTCAACCTCCATAGGGCTAGAGGTAATATAACTTTCTACAGGCACACCAACATTATTTAAAGTATGCATTAAATCAACATTTCTATAGGATTCCATCCATCCATGTGCTACTTCCTCAATCTTTTCAGATGTTACAATTTCACCATCTGAATCAGGTTCCCCAGGAACCAACACAGCAGCATGAGCAATTCTTTTAACAGCATTTTTTATAACAATAGGACCACCTATTTCCACACCTTTAAAAGCTTTAGCCGCTGATAAATTAATTTCTATGCCTGCTATTTTTGCCCTCTTAGCAACATATTGCTCCTCAACTTCTCTTAAACTACTAAAAACAACTTGACTATCAGAAATAAGATAAGAAGCCTCATATAATTTCTCATTGCAAGTATTCATTAATATAACAGCATCCGAAAAAGTATGCAAAACCCTACTATCAAAAGCATTATCAGGGTCGTCATAATTATCAAAATTTCTCCATGCCGCACGCTGAACCGTATTTAATAAAACTTCATAACTATCATTTTTATTTTTAGCCAAAGTCAATCCCTCCTTTCTATTTATTATCCTCTTAAACCATTGAAAAACTATAAGTATAATCCTCAGCCAATAAAGCACCATCATCACCCTTAACCGTAGCGGCACTAGGAATAGTGACTGTAACAGTCTGGCTATTTTCTCCTAAAGTACCTCCTAAAGTTATAGTAAGAACAGCCCCAGTAATATCAATATTTGTTGTATCATTCGTAAAGGTCTCAGGCACTCCACCATTAGTAACTATAATAGAATCAACTATTTCACCCGCACCAGAATTATCCGCAATATTTCTATCAAAAGTAATAGCTATAGTATTAGTATCACTTGTACCAGAACCAGCCACAGGACTAACAGAACTAACAGCCAAATTAGTATCCATAGTAAAGCTGAATTCTAAATCAGTCTCCATTACTCCACCAGTAGCAGTCGCCACAGTAGCAGCACTATTAACGGTAACCTCAACTAATTGGTCCTCACAAGCAATAGCAGCAGCCATAGTAATTCTTAAAGTATCATCAGCAATAGAAGTCTGTTCTATAGAAGTACTATCAATAGTAGCAGCTACACCACCAACAAGCACACTAATACCATCCTTAATATCACCATCCCCAGAATTATCCGCAATAGCTACATCAAACACTACATCTATAGTAGTTCTTGCAGCTTGGTCATCAGCTTCATCAGTAGGTACCGTACTAGCTACAGTTAAATAAGTATATCCATTTGTAAATGTAAACTCATAATCATCAGCTAATAATTCATCATTAGAACCTTTAACAGTAGCAGCACTAGGAATAGTTACCGTAACCTCATCCGCTTCGTCAAGAGTACCACTAAGAGTTAATCTTAATGTATCATTAGACACAGTAGTAGTAGCTAAAGCCGAACTAGCTATAGTAATAGACCCAGTACCTTGCTCCAAAGTAATATTAGTATGCATATCATCTTCACCAGAATTATCTGTTAAAGTTCTATCAAATACTATATCAATACTTGAGGCAGGTTGAGCAGAAGAACCACTAGGAGACGTTGATAAAACAGCTAAATTAGTCGCTAAAGTCTTATCAAAAGTTGTAACATCAGCCGACACAGTAGTATCATCATAACTAACACTAGTATAACCTGTTTTAGAAATAACTACATCATATACCCCAGGGTATAAATTCATTGTAAAATATCCATCTGAATCCGATAAAACCGCACCCGCTACATTAGAAGTATCTTTCACATAAGCCGTAACTAAAGCCCCTGCCAAAGCAGCAGCATCCTCATCTACTATATCACCTGCTAAAACATATTTTGTCTCATTATTACCTCTGAATGTTCTAGCAGCTTTATTAACAGAAGCAGCTGTATACAAAGTTTCCATATCAGCAGCAGCGGCATTTAACAAATCTTGTATTTGTGCTAATTTGGAACCACCTTCTCCTTTACCTATCTCATTAGGTAAAATCTTATAATAACCCATTTAATTTCCTCCTTTATTTAAAAATTTTAAACTACACTTATCAAATCTCCCTCATAAAAATAAGGAGCATTTGGAGCCGCAGAACCTAAAGGCATTAAATAAGGAACAGTAAAACAACGACAATTTATCCATTCACTTATTGGAGCATTTCTATCCCCAGGATATTGCAACCCATTTGAAAAAGGTTCACCCACTCTAACAATCTGACCATGTAAAGCAATATGATTCGCTCTATCATACCGCCCTAAACCTCTAACTCTATTATCCAAAGCAGTCATCCACATATGGTACACAACACCCAACTCTAAATCTGACATATAAGAGGAGAGATTTTGTGACCCTTGTATTTCAGTCCTTGCAATTCTTTCAAGCTCCCACCCTCGCATATCTTCAAAAACATTCTCCAATCTACGAGTAGTATCATAAATACCTAATCCTCTACTATAACTATCTGCTAATACTTCCATAACATCCCCAGTCATCCTTCTAATTGTAGACTGAGAAGCTACAAAAACTTGATTTCTTAACAAATCTACAGTAGTAGAAGGTAAAGTAGACCTAGCTAATTGCCTACCTTGTAACCTTAAATCATTAATAAGCTTTATTCTAGCAGCTTGAGCCGCAGGTTCTACCTCATCAAAAACAACACTAGACATAGCATCAATAGAATTTCTTAAATCAGATACTATATTACTACGAGTCACATCATCTGAAGGAACACGCCCCAACCTGGATAAATTCCTTAAAATATTGTTAAAAACACTACCAAAAAAATCTTTTAATCTATTAATTAAATTAGTCTCAGCATTATTTTTAGCCTTCATTACTTGTAGGTGGTAAAGAGTTCTCTCCACTTCCACCATTGCCTTGAGTGCTATTAAGGGTCGATTCTCCATCTATCTCACCTTCCATATCCTCAGCAGGATCATCACCAACAACTACCCCAGCTAATCTATCATTTAAACCATTAAGTATCTCTTTAACTTCATCAGGAGACGTATTATCTCCGTCAATAGCTTTACCTTTAATATAATGTAAGTTCATAGCCTCATGATCTGATTCCTTAAGACCAAATCTTCCACCAAAATTTTTAATAAGTTCATTTGGTGTCATAGCTGCATTTTCAAATAATTTAACAGCCATCGTAATATCAGTGTCTTCATCCTCAGCATCTATAGCAGCTATTTTAAACTCTAAATCATAAGCCCCAAACATACCCCAAAGAATATCTTTATTGAAAAAATCCTCAATGATAGCCTGTCTAGGTTCTATTACAGAAGTCTTATACACCTTTGTAGCTTCCTCAGCAACATTACTTCCTAAGGTACCTGTCTCAACAATACCTAATCTATAAGGCGGTACCCCATGAGCAGCTAATATTTCATCTCTATTATCTTGCCTATATAATCTAAATGAGGACTCTTTTATTTCCACTGATAAAGGTTGGAATTTAATTTCCACATCTCCCCCGCCATCATCAGAAACAGAGGGAATAGATAAAATCAGCACTGAATTTGGATTCTTAGAAGCCTCATCAAAATGAGCCTCTATTTCCCATTCTAAAGGAGTTTTACCCGTCTCATCAGGATTACCCTCTTTATCAACAGGCTCACCAGGATCAAAGTCACCAGTTATATAAACAGCATAAGCAGGAACCCCATAATTATCAAAGAAAGAAATATTATAATCTCGTCTTGATATATCACCTTGAACAGCTCCCATAGCAGGAACTATATCAGGTACACCATAATAAGTACATCTAGGTGAATAATTTTCCCAGAATATAATCTCCGTAGCTCTATCCTCTGGCTTTAAAGTTCCTAAAGGAAATTCTTGTCCAGTCTTACAATCTATATCCATAGGATAATTAATTTTTTTAAACCAAACATGTTCAGCTCCAACACGTTGCATATATTTATTACCAGTAATATGGACCCTAAAATTTATAGCAGGTAAATGATAAATCTTAGCCAGTTCCCCATCAGCTTTATGGCTCTCACGTACTATCTCCAAAACACCATAACCTAAAGACTCCCAATCTACACAAGCTCTATATAAACTTTTCGACAAAGATTCATCCATATCCTTTAAAATATCTTCTATATTTTCCTTCATAGTAGGAGACGCTTCATTTTCAGTCTGTTTTAACTCCCAACCTAAGCCCGCAGTATCTTTAGCTTTAGTCTGACAACACCGCATATGATACACATTTAACTCTAATAAATATGATAAAGATAAGGGATTATATAAAGGTTCACTTAATTGATAAGTACTATAAGCATTTAAAAACACATCAGATAATATCTGTTTGCTCTCAGCTTCTTTACCTTTACCAGTAAATAAATTTAACTGTCTTTCACTAAAAGTCTTACCACTTTTAGAAACATAACAAAAAGGTTTCTTAATTTTCTTCATTTTTACCTCCTTCCCCTAACTCTAACTTTAGCTCTCTTATTTCTTTTCTCAGGAACTACATTACCAAAAGCTAATAACCATGCGTCTCCTCTATCAGGAGACTTACCCAATCGATCAGCTTTCCGTAAATCTTCCTTTGACTCAATTTTTGTCTGACCCTTAGAAGTCATAGTATACTCAGGAGCCGATAATTCTTTTAATCCTTCCGAGGAAATATTCTTAGTAGATATTTCTCTCTTTTGTACTCGTTCTCTAAATTGCCACCATAAATTATCTCTTAAAGTTACAAATCTTAATCTATCCTTTTTTAACTCTTTAGTTTTTAAATCCTTACTAGCCATAGCTACATTAACACCAATAATCTCGATATGTTGAGGAAATTCTCCTTCTTCTTGTAGCTCCAACAATCTATCCACAGGACCTGCACCTAAACCAATAACATCTAACTTAATTTTACTGACCCTATGAGGACCTAAAAAAGATATCTCCTCTCTTATAGCTCCTACTACAGCCATAGTGGACTTATGATATAACACTCTTTCATATAATGGCTGTCTGCCTGCCCTAAAAGCTAATACAGACTCATCCGTTCCATATCTGGCTATATCAACTCCAACCTCAATCTCTGAATACATTTCATCTTGAGCAAAATACAAATCCCTACACTCATCTAAATCAGCTATAGGAATAACTTTATCAGTTTGGTCACTACTAGGAAAATCAGCATCAATTTTAATTTTTACTAAAACGGACTCTGATCCCCAAGTCTGAAACCTTTCAGCTACCCATTGAGGAGTAACTAAATAAGGTCTGGGCATCTTCTTATCCCCAACTTTTTCTTGCCAAGCCCCAGTTAAAATATCCTCTCTAGTTATACCAAAATAAACAAAATTAGGTGTGTCAAAAGCTGATATTTTAAATTTAGCATATAAATCATTAGTAAAAGATTCTCTAAATCTTCCCTCAGCTCTAGTTGGATTTCCTACAAGTAACATGTGAGCATTACCAGAAGACATTAATCCTTCTAAAGCATCAAATATAGGGTCGGGAACTCCACTAGCTTCATCAACAATAATTAAAATATTATCAGAATGATATCCCGTAACCCTCTCTATATTAAACTCAGAAGTAGCAAACCCTTCGGCATACCACCCAGGCTTTAATTCTAATCTAGTTTTTAAAGGGTCTCCCCCTAAAGGCCTAATCTTACTGCCTCTTCCATGAGCTTCTCTTATCTCTGACCATAATAAAGAATAAACTTGTCTCCCAGTAGGAGCCGTAGTTATAACTTTAGAAGGTTTATGCGTATATAAGAACCATAACACAGTATTTCCAGATAAAAAAGTTTTACCAGGACCATGACAGGCCCTAACAGTAGTATATCTTTTGTCTTTAACAGAATTTATTATATCAATTTGTTTCTGCCACAACTCAGCCCCAAGCATATTCTTAATAAACCAATCAGGCTTTTCCTTGCTTTTACTCAACAACTGCCTTGCGGTATCTTTACTAATCATCTTCTATCACATCAAATAAGTCCAACCAAGTCTCAATATTAGATTGAGCAGCACTAGTATTTTCACCTAAAGCAAGTCTGCCTATCTTTTGAAATTTATCTGTACACCTTGCCAAAGACTCTAAACTATCTAAAGACATAGTCTTTCCAGTTTCATTATATTTAAATTTAGCTTGTCTAAAATAATGCTCAACATGTTCTAATCCATCCTTAGCAACATTTAAAACTCTCAAATCAAAATTCGCCGCCTCCTCAGCTAGAGACTCAATGCGTTTTTCTCTCTTACGTTTTTCTACATTATCTAAATATAATTTCTTCTCAGTTTTCCAGTTCTCCTCTTTTATTCTTACACTTAAAGCCTGAGGAGAAATCCCAAACCTTTTGGCTAAATCCACATTAGAGCTATAAATTATTTTTCCTTCCTTATCAAGCTCACCCATAATATACAAATCTTTAATTTCAATCCAATTAACACCATTATTAGTAGGCATTTAAGACACCCCCTTTTATAGCTCAAGTTTAGCACACCACCTAAGTAAAGTCAAGGTACATAACAATAGAGAGTACTATTAAAGCACTCTCTATTTTGAGTAGAAGTTGTCTTATCAGATTTCTATATATACACTATTGTAGTGAGCTTAGCAGTTATCTTTTACAACATAACATAATTTACAAAAACTGTCAAGCTCCTGAAGGTATTTGATAAGCCATTACATAACTCCCAGCCGTACAAGACACCTCCGTAAATCTACCCGCCAACATCTGACCTTTATTTAATACCTGAGAAGCCACAGAACTATTACCAGTTACCGTAATATTAGAATCCTCAACAGCATACACCACACAAAACTTATATCCACTATCAGGAGTCATATTACTTGCAGGATTCACCAATCTTTTAAAACCATAATAACCAGACATAGCTCTTTCAATAACCAACTTATTATAGCCAATAATATTTAAGGCTCTGATATCTTTTAAATCTTCCTCACTCAAACTAATAACACTGTTATCAAAATTAAGCATTTAAACACCTCCATTTTTTAAATCTGTATACTTACTATAAACATCTGCATTAAAAACATAAACACTTTTTATATGCCCATTAAAATAAGTAGAATGACTAGTAGGATTTTTTCTGCCTCCTATAGAAACATTATCAACATTAACCAGAGTAGCATCAAACAAAGCACTTGATTCACTACCATTAGCATTTAATTTTAACCCATCAGCCACAAGAGTATCCCAAAAAATCATATCTTGACTAGGCTCCCCATTAGCGGCAATAAGTCTCTCATTCCCATGCCACCAAGCACTAACACTAGTACCATCATTTAAAATAGAATATTGTGCATCATCAGAACCAACACCATTTTTACAAAACACAAAGCCTACATGAGAGCTGGCCCTTTTATAATTTGCATATAAAACTAATTTAGGAGCTATTATATCTAAAGCTGAATAATTATCTATCACTAATACATCATCAGTACCATCATATAATAAACCCTCAGTGACAATAGCACCAGCATTCACAATTTTAGGCATATAATTAAAATCTTCTTGATAAGCGTATTTACTGTTATCATTTTGCAAATAAACCCTTTTAATAAATGTATCGACTCCACCACACCAGGATAAAATAGAAGCCGTATCTAATACCCCATTCTTAAAAGTAAATTCTTCCTCAGCTAAATCCCCTGACCTTACACACCTAATAATAGGTCCTGTAAAACTACTTACAACCTGAGTATAAGGATTAAAAATTAATATAGCATTCTCACTAATACCTAAAACATCAAATAATAAAGGTATCACTGCATTTTCAAGTAAAGTATAAGTTGAACTAAAACCTAAACCAAAGCCTAAACGTCTCACACTCAAATCACCACCTAACTATATTGTATAGTATATCATAAAAAGACAAAAAAACAGGATTAGGGAACACAACCCTAATCCTTATCAAAACCAACCATTACCCACTCTTTTTCATCTATCTCACATCTTTTTACTTTAGCATGATATTCACTAGCACTAAGCTCCTCCCTAGTAAATATATTCCGATAAAACATCAACTACACCACCTTATTTAAAAATCTTTTATCCTCAGTACATCTAAATCCTAAAAACTTCTCTAAAAGATAAATACTTTCAGCATTTTCCCGAGAAATATGATCAGCTATAGCATATAAAAACCAAAACATTTCTCTAAACTCCTGAAAATCCTCCATATCCATAACAGCATAAGGACATATACCACAATCCTCATTAATACGATTAATTTTTTTATAAGCAATTACACCTAATTTAGCCATTTACTCCTCCTCTTCATCCTGAACACAGCCATTAAAATATGTACATTCTACCTGTTGAGTAGCTGCGTTAATCCGACCCCAAGGACATGATCTACAATTTCTCATCAATTACACCTCGCATTATAAACCTCATCTAATAAGGTATTCTTAGTGTCTTTTAAACTATGCAATACTTCTTTTTTATTAGGTAGTTTATCAATAATAGGTTTATATTGATTCAAATAAGCGATCTTCTCATCATTTGATAAACTACTAAACTCTTCACGAGTTAAAGGTTTTAATTTTTTATTTTTCTCAACTTCAATATCCCTATATTGAGAAAATTCTTTCTCAAAAACAATACTCTTATCCTCCTCAGCTTCCTCAACAACTTCCTTTACAATCGAGGGAATATGAGGAGTTAAATCCATTTCCGTAGGAGCCTCAGTTGGATCACTGGGAACCATATTAAATCTCGTCATTAATCCATAAGTTAATATATCTATAGACTCCAACCTTTTTTTATTTTTATTTAAAGAAATACTTAACTTTCTAACATCTCTCACCATACTTTTTAGATGTTTATAAACCAACAAAAACAAAACACCTAAAGTAATAACTACTCCTACTATAAACATTCCCGCCGCCAATAAGATATTAAACATAATATAATCCTCCCTTTAATTTAATGGCCCAGGACCTCGATATCAACATCAAAGTCCACAACCCCACTATCAAAGCTTACAGCTTCAAATTTCCAAGTAACACCTTTTTTAAGTCTTCCTGAATAAGCTGCAGCCTCACCAATTTTATTTTTATCCTTATCATACAAGGATACTATTACTTCTATACCTTTAATATTTACATCAGAAGTATTTTTTATAAGCCCTGTTATATTATAACCATTATCGGTCTCAGTCATAACTAAATCATTAACACTTAAGGAATCTTCTATAGGCTCTAACCCCACATTAATATCTTGCTTCTCAGCATCTACATTACCTAAAGCATCCAAATCAACAAGTAAACTAATAAAACCATGTAGAGCCAGAGCAATTAAACCCAAAAGCAATACTACTATACAACCACCTATTAATAGTCTTTTCATAAGAGCCTCCTACTTTTCTATAAGTTTTACACTAACACTTTCTAATTGTAAAGTAGCTCCTTTATTCAACTTAGCATTTTTATAATTGCTAATATATAAATCATCTGCCACAGTACTCATTATTAAATTAACTGAATTCATAAAACCATTATCATGAGCTATAACATTACCACTACCAGACGAACAAACTATATCATAAGTACCAGCTTTAATATCAGACCCAACAACATAACGCCCAGGACCAAAATTATAAGTCTTTTTAACTACAGGTTTCTTAGTGGGCTTCTCAGTAGGTTTAGGAGTAGCTTTTTCAGTTTCCTTAACAACTACCTTTTTATCATCTTTCTCAGCCTCTAATTTATCCACTTTAGATTGATACTCAGAAACTTTATTCTCATAATCATTAAACTTATCCTCTAACTTTTCATACTTCCCTAAAGTTTCTTTATACTTTGCTTTATAATCAGTACCTAAACCTAGCAAATCACCAAAACTAAAATTAGCAAGCAATAAAGCAGCCAAACCAACTAAACAAGCTTTCCACCATACAAATTTAAGTCTTTTATTACTTTCAAGCCCTATAAGTAACCAAGGTACCACACTTAAAATCAAAGAATCCACCCAAAAATTACCTGTCACATTAAATAATTTAGTCTCCTCATTTTCATCATACATATTATTTTTATTATCCTTCCAAAAATTATCCATTTTAGTCTTCCTCCCTATAAAAATTTTCCTATTATTTATTATCTTTCAATTTAAATCTACAAAGTTTAAATAAAACTACCCCAGTTAAAACAACACATACACCTATAGCCACAGTATTTCCAGTAGACAAACCAAAAATACCTGTTGAAATAGCTCCTGTCTGCGGTAAAATATTATTATTATACATTATAATTTCCTCCTTATCTCCATTTTATATTTATTTTAAACAATGCTAAAATAGTTGTATATAACATTAATAATGCATTTAACCAACTATAAAATAACATTGGAAAAACTGTAAAAACCAACATATAAGTTTTAAAACTCTTATGCTGAACATATTTAAAACGAATAGCAGCATTTAACAAATAAACTCCAATAATTAAACTCAAGAAATATATATTAACACTTCTTACCTTTACAGCTTCTATTATAAAAAATATTTGTATTAAAATTATAGCCCTATTAAATAAAGCCTCAAAAACATCTGTTTTTGTATATTTTTTTAACCCATGCTTTTTTAAATCCTCTAATCCACCTTTTAACCAACGCACCCTCTGAACCCAAAATTCTTTTAATTTTAAAGGTACATCAGTATATGCCTTTATATTATTATAAGAGGATATTTTATAACCTTTCTTTTTCAATTCTAAAGTTAACTCATAATCTTCCGTTATACTCGAAATATCATAAATAAAACCTCTTTGTAAAACATTTTTTAAGGCTTTCTTAGTATACATGGAATACATTCCTCTACAAACAAAAACATTTCCAAAACTCTCAACAAAACTAGTATCACCAAAACCATACTCTATATTTTGAAAACACCACAACATATTTCTTTTTCCACTATTTAAAATGCCAGCTCTAGAACACACAGCTCCATGATCTTTATACAATTCTAAAAACTTTACACCTTCTAATATAGCCCTATGATCTAAAATTGTATCCGCATCCATTACTAAAATATAATCACCCATTTTATCAAAATAAAGTCTAAATAATTGATTTAAAACACCTGCTTTTTTATGTCTATTATTTTTACTTTTAAAAACTCTAACTTTTGGATTTCCTCTAAAAGAATCTACCACAATCTTTTGAGTTCTATCAGTGCAATTATCCAAAGCGACAACAATTTCAATATTACAAAAAGTTTGATTTAATAAAGAAGTAACGGCCTTTTTTATAATTTTCTCCTCGTTATGAGAGGGTAATATAACAGTTACTTTTTTCATTCCCTTTACCTCCATAAATAAGATTTAATACTTATACCTAAAAAATAATGAAATATTAAGTTATCATTTTAAATTTTCCTCAAATAAAAATAACAGGATATAAAAATACACCCTGTCACTCTCCTTATTTCTTTATCTGAATAACTTCCGACACTCTTTGATATTTTTTACGCAAAATAAAACCACTTATACTAATTAATATAATGGATAAACATATTAATACAGGTATAAATGGATTACCGTTATGATGTATTGTTTTATACACATCTCTTAAAAATATTATAAGTATAAGACCTAAAACAACACTTAGTATAATACTTAATACTTTCATAATAACCTCCTAAAGGCATAATAATGGAGCCAATAGATGAGGATATTGGCCCCTATAAGATAAATTAATTTAAAGGAGAATCACTTTTCCAATGACTCTTCACCTCATCACTTAAGTACTTTATTTTGAATCTGTGCCTAATTATATCCCTAAATGATACATATGTCAAGGCTTAAGTTTAAACCTTTCAGACAAAGGATCATACTCAGCACCAGAAGTAATGCTCATAACAATAATCTTTTTATAAGACAAACCTTTTTTAACTAACCATTTAACATCAGGCCCATAAACATTACCATAAATACTCTCATTTTTAGGCTTAACTCTTTCCAACAAAGCAACAGATTTTATAGCCTGATATTTTTTACAGACTTTTCTTTTAGTTTTCCATAAAATAATAGCCATGTCTTTCTCACTAAACTTAAAATCAAGTAACAACTTATACAAATCATCAATCTTTTCTATCTCAGCTTCCCTTTCTTCTACGGCCTTATTAATTTTCAAAATAACTCCTCCTAACTATTAAAAAAGCTTGCTACAGCTTCTTTACTTGTGAAATGGGCTGGCTTTTCTACTTCTCCTACCATTGGATTAAGCACATAACTTAATCTCAAATAAACAATACCTAAAGATACTTTATCCCCAGACACTTTTACTTTTCCTTTATACTCCCACAATACATTTAACATATTAAAGATAATTTTAGGAGTTAATTTCTCTGCCAACTCCATATAATTCTCATAACCTTTAACATTATTCTTAGCTAATAAAATATTTTTTAAAGTCTCCATAAAAGAATCTACAATTATCACAACAGAATTAGCCCGATCAAACACCTCCTCCAATAAAACCGTACCCTCTGCCAAATTATTATTAATTAAACAATTAATAAGTTCAAAATAAAAAGATTTATCTATGATTCCAAAGAAATCTTTAAACACCTGAGATGTTATATGATTAGAAATATATTGCAGTTGATCTAGACACATAACAGCGTCACGCATACCGCCCTTAACATAATTGGCTATAGCCTGAGCAGCATCCTTATCTAACTTAATATTCTCAGCTTCCGCAATAAAAAAGAGCCTATCCATAATATCCTTAACAGAAATCCTCTTATATTCAAAAACTAATAATCTTGATTTAATAGTCTCAGGTACTTTATGGCTCTCAGTAGTAGCCATAATAAATATAGTATTGCTTGGCGGTTCTTCTAATATCTTTAATAATGCCTGGAATCCCTGAATAGAACACCCATGCACTTCATCTATTACTATAACTCTATACTCTCCATTATGAGAAGTCATAGCCACATCTTTTAACTTTCTGATATCATCCACTAAACCATTAGAAGCGGCATCTATTTCCAAAACTGAGGTATCATTAGCCTTAGAAATAGCTAAACAAGAAGGACATTTCCCACAACTTTTAACACCTTTTCGATCAGAGCAATTTAAAACCCTTGCTATTATTCTTGCACTAGTAGTCTTTCCTATTCCTCGAGACCCACAGAACAATAAACCTGCAGGTAAAGCAGCCCCCTTAAAATGTTTATCTAAAATAGCTTCCAAAATCTTAATAATATGTTCTTGACCAACCATATCAGATAAATTTAAAGGCCTATATTTTAATGCCAACTTTTCCATACTAAACCCCCTTAACTTTTTCTCCTACCCATAATAAATCCTCAGAAGATAACAACCTATTTTTAGTACCACCACATATAGGACATAAATAAACTAAATGCATGGACCATTTAGAGACTTGCACATTATAATTAGTTGTCATTTCAACAGGTTCCTTATGAAATAAACCTGTTTTATTACAATGTGAGTCTAAATAATTACATAATACAACCTCTTCCATAATAACCTCCTTACTTATCCATCATCTTTTTTAACACCCCAAACACTTGAAAAGCTTCCATATAAAAATTATCACTAACAGCAAACATTTTTTTAAGAGTCTCCTTTAATCGATCAGGATCATGATTAGCAATGGCTTCGCTCAACTCATCAAAACCCTCAATAAAAAATCCCTGTTCTCTAAATAACTCGTCAATTTCAAATTTAAGTACACCAAAAAACTGGAACTCATCAACAAACTTATCATGTAAAGCTATTCCCAATTGAGTCATTTCCTCAATCATATCATTTATTACTTTTAATCCTTCCTCAGACCACTGCACCTTTTCTATACTATCGTTATACTTAAAATATTTCATATCCTCATCTCCTATTTAATTTACTTAAAATTTCTTTCCTAGCTTCCTTATTTTCCATAGCTAACATATAATATTTTTTAAAATCTGTAGTGCCTCTTTTAAATTTAAAGGCTTTGGCCATATTAGCCTGCATCTCCTTATCTAATTTCAAAGATGCCTCATTCTCAAATGACACATGATAAAGTTTTTTACAATGGTCACACTGTATAAAACGCTCTGTCAAACCACCATTAATTTTTTTCTCTTCAAACCTATCAGCTTTAAAATCTTTTTTACAATAGTTACACATATACATTCCATTATCCATATATAAACTACCTCCCATCAAAAGTATTATACCTATAAAATAGTAAAATTTAATGTTACAAACAAAAAAAGAAGCAAAAAGCTCCTTTTATTTTATTAACTTCCCCTTATCAGCACATCTAGGACAAAAATCAATACTTAAAGATTTATCTAAAAAGTTTACAGGAATAGTTTTCCCACACTCCACACAAGAAGGTCTAAAAAAATCAGCCTGTATATCCTTAAAAGAAACAAAACTATCGACTCTTAAAATATTATGCTTATAAGCCTCACCAAAAACCTTATTAAATAAAGCATTATATACCTCAAAAGGAGAGGCCTTACCTTTAACAAATAGTTTAAGTTTTACCTCTAATCCCTCTCTCACAGCCCATATATCACTAACAAAATCCTTAGCATTACATTCAATAACATTAAGACCAGCCCTATAAATCATCTCTCTAATTTTCATAGTAACCTTTTCAGCTTTATGCCAATAATTAAGGGCATTAATAACAGACATTTCTGTTTTATCCGTATCTATTTGATATAAAGAGTATCCTTTTTGTTTCTTTAAACTTTCCATAGAAGAGGGTACTTTAATACCATCTAAAAGCTCAATACCAAAATGAGTTAATTCTTTATTCATCTCACTTATTAAGACTCTTAAATCTTTCTCATTTTTAATATACTTTTCTAGCAAACCAAATTCTATATAATCAATACCATATAACCAATTCTTAAATTTAATATTATCAGACACAAACCTAATACTTCTTTTAGTAATAGGTATATCAGCCTTCCAAGCGGCTCGCCTAATTAAACATTTCCAGTAAACATTTTCTACACACTTATATTTTTTATGTATGCAAACTTTTAATCTTACTTTTTCTCTTATAGTTGATTCATCCTTACGCTTTAAAGATGATAAATCTTTAAAACTAATATCTTTCTCTCTAGCCTTATAAGAATCCTGGACCTTTTTTGCTTCTACAGGACTACAAGCCCCACAAGTACTACAACCATGTAGACACTTTTTAACAAGAAAACCATTTTTATTAGGTCCTCTATGATCTTCTCCTAACTCTGTATTAAGCATAAAATCACAAGACTTTTTATACAACCCATAAATATAATCTTTAGTTACTCCTATATCAATATGATCCCAACCAAAAATATAATCCCAAGGTTTTTCTTTAAAATAATACTCATAAGACACTCCATATTTCTGCAGGTTTTTTTCTAAAGTTTCTTTCATTCTACTATCCACAGCTCCTATATAAGCTGCGTCCAATTCATCATAAGAATCCACCAGAGCATAACCCCCAAGCCTATCACATAAATGAGCTACTTGAGTACTCCACAAATAATTCTCTTTTGTTTTTTTCCCTAAAGTAAATTCTATACCTAAGTCTCTTATTTTTTGAAAGATACCAGCTAATCGCTTTTCTCCTACAGTAGCCCTATGCCATTGGAAAGGAGTCCAGGATTCAATTAATAAAGGTGTAAAAGAAACCCTCACACCTATAGAAGACCCCATAGAAGTCTTTAAATCCATAATTTTTTTACACAACTCTAAAAAATCTTCTATATCTTTATCGGACTCAAAAGGCAAGTTAGCAATCATATATAATTTTAACTTTTTATAACCGCCCCTAATTGTATTTTCACAAGCTTTTAAAATAACTTCCTCAGTGGCACCTTTATTGACAAAAGTCCTTAATCTTTCTGAGCTTCCTTCTACTCCAACAGCCAACTGATTCATGCCACCCTCACCAGATATTAAAGAAAAATTAGCGTCCTCAGCCATACTATCAATCCTCTGAGACTGAGAATCAAAGGTGTCAGACACTTTCTCTAGAATAGTCTTAGTTAATAAATTCTTTTGAGTATATCCCGTATACTCAAAAGCCGTTGGGAAAGCATAAATAGAACCAGAGTTTTTAATATTAGCCTTTAAAGCTTTGACCATATAAGGGATAGACCTTTCCCTATAAGGCCTATATCGATACCCTACAGCACAAAAGGAACAGTTACCAGCATTACAACCCCTTGCTAATTCAACCTCACCTAAACCCATCTCAGGAAAAATCCAAGGTACTGGAGGGGCATCCACACAAGGCACATTATTTAAATCCTTAACAAATCTTTTTTTAATCTTCTTAGGTATATCATCATATTTAGCCTCAAAACACTCTATTTTAAGCTCATTATTCACCTTTTTATATTTAGGGTATAAAAACTTAGGCATATATAAGAAATCATATTCTTTAGCTAAAAAATGCAATAATTCTTCACGTCCTTCTTTAGTATAATAAAAACTCTCAGCTTCCTTTTTAAAAGAGTTAATATCTTCTAATACAGCCATTAAACCAGGAGACCCTTTTTCATCCTCAGCCTCTCCAATAAACATAAAGTCTACTATAGGACTCCAAATCTCAGGACTCCCAAAAGTAGAACCTCCTGAAATAATCAAAGGATAATTTTCTTTCATTTCTTCTCTGTCTTTCCATCTTACAGGAATCCCCGACATCTTTAACACTTTAACTACATTAGCTAAAAATGGGGGAAATCCTAAAGAAAACCCTACCACATCAAACTCACCCATAGGCTTCTTAGACTCCAAACCAAACATAGGAATCCCCTCAAAGTATCTTAATTCTTTATAACTAATAGGCATAAAAGACCTTTCAGCTTTAAAAGGTCTTATACCATCCGATCTCCTATACTCATTAATCAATTTATATAATAAAGGTCCTCCTTGATTACCAACAAAATCTCTATAGCCCCAAGGATTTGCTATTAAAAATTTAAGCTCAGCAGAATCCCATTCTTTATAAAATAAACCTTTTCCCCATTCTCCATAAGTATTACACTCACAACCTAAAAAAGCCTCAGGCATTTCCATTTTAGGCATAATCGAAGTTAAAAAATTTTCTATTTGTATTTTCGTCATTTCCACCATAAATAATATAACCTCCTACAAAGTAAAAGCCCCTGATAAATAGATTGGCAATATCAGAGGCTTTTATTAAATTAATGAATACCACTTTCTTTATTGTACCGTAAATTTATTGTATCGTAAAATCAGTTAAAAATCAATCTCATTTTTCCAACAAGGTAAAGCAGACACATGGGCATCCCATGCCACACCAAAACACACCTTTTCTTTTAAACATGTTACGGTATACTCAATCTTAACACTTAAGATTGAATGTGCTTTACTAAAATCCTTAGCATAATCACAATACCAGCATTTAAACATTTTAGGATTTGCATCCGTATAACTTTTATTATTCATAGCAATCTTATGAGCTTTATTTAGCTTAGAAGAATACTCTAAAATATCTTTCTTATTAATATCCTTAGAAGATTCAATATTAACTATCTTTCTCTTATCATAGAGCTTACACCAATCAATATACTCTAATAATGTAAGCCCTCTTTCAATATCTTTTTCCTTTAATAAATTAATCATGATAAAACCTTCAATCTGGTATAATCATAATCTAAAAGATTACAAAACTCTTTCAATGAAGAATCTGACAGTCTATGAGTACCAGACTCCACCTTAGCATAAGTACTAAGAGACATACCTAAAGCTTTAGCAATCTCTCTTTGTGTCCATCCTCGCCAAACTCTTACTTTACGTAAAGTACTAAAGCTCTTGTCGCTCACTGCACTTAACCTCTTATAAGGTTTATATACTTTTTTAGTCTTTCTTTTTTCATAAGCATCCGTAGCCCATTCTAAAAAAACGTCAACCACTTCATCCACACTTAAAGGGTTCTCCTCAGCCACCTTTTTTAATTTTTCTAAAGTGGAATTTTTTATTAAAAATCTACAAGTACTACGCAAAACTTTCACTCCTTTCTATTATCCTATTTAGGACATATAAATTTTTACTACTTTTATAATCAGTCTATACATATAAAGCCAGATAAAGAAAATACCTAAAATCAACCAACGGCTACAGCTATAATCTCTCTCATATATAACATATATCATATGAGACCCTGCTATTAAAAGAACCCACAAACTATAAAACATTCCAATTAAAGTCCAAACCAAATATAAACACCTCCTAAAATTATACCTATAAAAAACCAAAAAAGCATGTACACATAAAAATAAAATAAGCCCCTGAAAAAGGAGCTTACTTCTTAAAAGGCATAATATGTAGTAAATTACTTATATTATATCAGCCTCAGAGATTACAATCAAATCTAAAATTTTAATTTTATTAAAAGACTTCAAACATAAATTATCATCATAGGCATTTAATAAATACTCAGCCTTTTCCTCTAACCCATTATAATTAATTATGGTCTCGATCTCTTTACTGGGTAACTGAACCGCAGTTACAATCATTTTTTTATTAGGTTTATTTAATTTCTTTTCATAAGAGTCTCTATTCATTTCTTAGCTTCCTCCTAAAATAAAGCATAAGTATCCGCCAAATCAATGATCACACTATTATTATCCCTTACAATAGCAGACTCATTTAATAAAAATAATTTCTTTATCCATTCAATAGACTGCTCAAAGTATTTAATATCTTTCTCTATACCTATAAAAAATCTCTTAGTATTTGCACAAGCTATTCCAGTACCACCAGACCCAAAACAAAAATCTAAAACAGTATCACCCTCATTACTAAAAGTAGTGATTATATCTTCCAATAATCTTATAGGCTTTTGCGTAGGATGTACTTTAGCATAATCCTTTTTATAATAAAACACACTACCCTTAAAATTACCCTTGATATTAAAAGTTTTATTATGTCTTGCAAATCTATCACATACTTTAGAATAAGGCCAAAAGTTAGGAGCTTTATCAATATGGAATACATTAATAAGCTCCTGATATATATCCTCAGAACATAATTCAAATTGTAAAGTATCCCACCTTAAAAAATGTTCTGCCTTTCTATGTCCTAAGATATGATTTATTTTAGTCCTATTAACATTTATATAGGACATTAAATATTTTACATACAATCTAACAGGGTTATTATGGTTGCTATCATATTTCTTACAAAAAATACTTATATCCTCATGATATTTCACCAAAGCTTTTTTAGCTATTAAATTATTTGCAAAGTGATCCTTAACCCATACAGCATCATATAAAAAGAATAAATTTTCATGTTTATAACTTCTTAATTGTGAAGTATAAGGCTCCTGGGAAAACACTATTAAATAGCCCTTAACTCTCAGCAGCTTATTACAATGATTAAAAAATTTGTCCATATCTAACCTATCATCCCAGGACGTATCCTGATTAGAATAGCCTTTTAATTCAATATCTTTAATCGTTCCATAAGGAGGGTCCACCAAAATTAAATCTAGCTCCTTATGGATTTTAGTCATCTCTTCAAAACAATCACCATTATATAAAAGCATAATTCCTCCCATAAATTAAAGCCCTTTAAAAAATAAAGAGCTTTAAACAAATATATTAAACTACACAGCAACAATAATAATAAATAACTTCTATATTGAGTATAGCATAAGGCTATACAGATGTAAACATTAAAATAAGCCCCATACAGAGCTTATTTTAAAGTCAATAACAGTTCCATTATGAAAAAACTATACAACTATTATAAAATACCATTTTACTTTAGTCAATCTTTAATATCCCCATGTTCTAAACTCTTAACCATATCCTCATGATCTTCTATAGTTTTTATACCTTTAAGTATACTTATTATTATTTTGGCTATAAACTTCACTAACCAAATACCAGCCACTACATCCAAAAATATAAGAGAATAAAACACAAACATCAAATAATTATTAACCAACTCATAAATTTCATTTAACCTGCTTATAATATTCATACTTTCACCTCTATCCTGTAATTTCAGGAGTTTTAATCGTAGGTAAAGTGATTTCAGGAGTTGGAGTCACAGTTGGCGTAGGTGTATGAGAAATAGGAGTGTAAGATTTAAAAGTCCTCCTAATAATTGCCTTTTCAAGCTCCTTTCTATCACCCTTTTCATTATTAGCAGCCAACAATAAACCAACTATACAAAAACCTAAAACAATCAAAACTAAAACTACTTTTTTCAAAAGAATCCCTCCTTTCTTACTTTTTCACAATCAATTTTTCCCAATTACGACACTTACTATTTTTTGGACTGGCACAAACCCATTTAGTCCATTTATCAGTATCTTCTATACAAGTGGCCTTACCGCCACACTCTGCACAATACATAAGCTTAATCCTCCCTTTTTAAATTTGATCTCATCTTCTTAGCTTCCTTTTATACAATCTCTAACAACTTTACTAAGCATAGGCAACCATACTACACTAGTACTGCCTAATAGTAAACAAGCACTAATTATAACAGTTTTCAATAAAATTCCTCCTCACCTAAGTTAATCGAAAAGGTCATAAGCATTATACTTATCTCTAAGAGTATCGAATTTTTTCTCTCTATCTTTTAACCTATTAAACAAATCTTTAACTTTAAACCCGCAATCTCTTAATCGTGTTATACTAAAGTCCTCATCCAAAAGAGAAATAAGAGACTCTTTTGATGTTTTTAACAAATCCCTATAAATTTCTATTTCAGCTTCTAAGCAAGATTCTAAATAATCATACACAATCTTACACAAATCTGACAGACTGAGCTGAAATACAAGCACTTCGGCCCCACTATCAAAAGCCTCAAAAACAAAATCCTCATCTTGTATAAAACACTCTATAGGGAATCTGATTTTATAATTATCAGACTTAAAATAATCCTTATAGAAATGTTTTAATTTTCTTAAATAATCCAATGAGTTATTATTTAAGAAAGAATACTCTATCTCTATCTTTTTTATTTTACCATCCTCATCATACACATTATCTATTTCAACATGCTCCGCATCACAAAGCCATGTTATTTTTGGAGTCTCTTGTAACTGTCCAAACTCAGTTATTCCTAAACGTTCCAAATCCTCAATCTTTAAATTTTCTACTACAAACTCAAAACTTAATGTTACTATCATAATCACGCCTCCTAATAAAATAGATTCATCCAAATACAGCCTCTTCATAATCTTTTAAAGCTTTTCTATACACCTCTTCCATATAGGTGTATTCAATTTTGTTATCATACACATTAGCTTTAAAATACCCGACAAAATTATCGTTTAGCTCTGGCTTGACATATTTCTCAAAAGCTTTATTGGCTACTTTAAGATATGCCCCATAGCTATTAAAATTTTTAAACATCATATTTCTATACTTATCATAAAACTCTCTTTTAAATACAATAGAAGAATAGTCCAGAAAAACCTCCTCAATATAAATAGGACTATTAAAATCTTTAGCTAACTCAAATAATCTAGTTTTACTTAAATCCTCACAATTTGCTGCGATATCAATCTCAGAATTAAGACAAACATCAAGCACAGGATATTTAGCAACAAACTCTTTTCTTAACTCAGACACATTTACTACCTGTATTTTATAATTCTCAGCTTCCTTAATAAAATCTTTTATTTCCTTTATTTCACTCACCATAAATACCTCCTAATAAACTTAATAAATTATACTCTCATACCACATTACTTTGCCACATCTAGTGCATTTATGTTCGTATAATAAAATACCTGAGAAGTCCTCAGTTTTTCCAGTATACTCAAAATACCCTATGCAATGAAATCTATCACATTTTACTGCCATACTAAAATCCTTAAATCCTTTCTTATAATATTATACAGCCTCATATTTAAAAAAGACTGTACTTAAATTTATTTTAAAACAAAGCGGGGAAATATTCCCTACTCTATTATAAATTTTCCCCAATTCTTTACTACAAAGTCGTATAACTCGTTAAAGTTTTCAAACTTGCTATTATCTATCATATAGTTGTCAAGTTCCCATTGAGAGAACTCAATTCCTCTATCCATTAATCTACTTGCAATTATTTTTTTAGCTATAACACTTAACATTTTAACGTCCTCCTCAAAATTTATTATTTATCTTATGTTCTTATTATATAATAAGACTTGACATATGTCAAGCATTAAGCTAAAAATTTTTAACTCAAATTTCTAATAAAATGCAGTATACCCAAGGACTCCAAATCATTTAAAAATCCCTCTGCATTCACTCTTATTTTTACACCTTTTAAAATCTCCACTCGATCACGTACCTGACACATATATATCAGGTCCGACTTATCATTGCAATAAGCTGCCTTTTTCATTTCCTGGACCACTTCAAGACAAGTATCCCCAGAAAATATATGCCTATCATCACTATATTTTAACATTCTATTCACCTCCTAACACTATTAGCCCTAAGAGGCTAATAATGCTTTTCTTCCAGTATAGAATTTTACTACACTAGCTTCTACCTCAGCGGTATACATCAAGGATTCAAACCATTTATCTTGGTTTGGTCTTTTAGCTACAACTTTTTTAGCCCTAGCCCCTCTTTCCACTAAACCCTGAGTTAGTAGCAACCAGTTCACTATTTTTTCAAACTCTACAGTGCCACTATGATGACGAAACTCAATAGTACCGTAAACAGCATAACTGGTTACATTTAATTTTCTATATCTAGCTCTATAAGTGTCAGTGAATACCTCAAGTAAGTCACTAACTGTACTTTTAGAATCGATTAAATCAAATTTTGATTTTAAATTCATGCCTGATAAAGAATAAACATCTGAGAAGTTTAAGCAATATAGATTAGCATTGCCTTTTCTGGAGCGAGGCATAAAATTATCAATTTCATCCTCAAACTTTAAGTATGCTTTAGTTAGTGTTTTCCAACTATCTAAAGTATAGTCTACAATCTCATGATGTATATGTAAACCACAAGACTTATTAACAGTGGCTCCTATGGTATCTAATACAGCACATACAGCCTTTAACTGATTAACACCATCTTTACCCGATAAAGGTGGAGATACTAACTCATATCCTTTAAAATTAACTGTTTTAATTGATTCCTCAGGCTTTATGGAACAGTCAGTTACGACTTTCCAACAATTATTTAATACTTCATGAGTATATCCAGCATATATACAAGGAATACCCTCAGCCATTAAAATATCGGCCACATTTCTGCCTGTATATTGCTGAGGTACTAACATTTCTATCTCAATACCAAACTTTCTGCCAGTTAATTTTTTCATTTTTAAAATCCCCCTTAAATAATTTGTAATGATTTATCTTATGTTTACATTATATAATAAACCTTTACATATGTCAAGGAGGATTTTAAACTTTTTATGTTAATATTTTATTTTCTAGAGAGAATCAATATACCTTCTTTCCCTATTAAAGATAGGCCATAAATCTTTTTCGGCCTCCTCTATAGTATTACCAAAAGAATAATAATGACAGTCAGCTAAATAATCCCATACAGACATTTTCTGAGTTCTTTCCACATCAGCTACCTTTTCAGTAGCTATAAATTCAAAGTTCGGGCTTATAAAGCTTACATATGGTATATGAGACCCTATTTCCTCCAAATCATTACTAAAGCTATTAAATTCATTAATAAAACCATTGGACATATAGCTGCATACCTCTCCTAATGTCAAAGGTAATGCCTTATAATTCTTATCATAAATGACACTTAAACCATCTATAAAATAACCCTCATAAAAAGTTTTTTTAAGTTTATAAATTTCATTATTAAGCTTTTTTCTATTGGGCATAACATCTAATAAATCCTGCTCCTGCAAACTCAAATAATAATTTTCCACCGAATATTTAAATGTATATTTATTTATAATTAATTCTCTTCCCATAGTCTCCTCCTTAGTATTATTTACACACTCCATTTCTTGCTCAGAGTCCACTCCATCATCATACTCACAATAACCATTTACATTAAACATACACGCACCATAAGCGTCACAAGGTACATAATCACACATAATTGACTCCTCCTAAAAATATAATTTATCTTATGATTTAATTATATACCCATGCTTTACATATGTCAAGGATTATTTAAAATAATTCTAAGCTTCCTCTTCAAAACTACAGTTATGACATAAGCCTTCATAATGCTTTATAACTCCACACTTAGGACACTTTAAAAGAGCCTCAGCAGAATCATCTTTCTTAAACTTCTCTATATATCTTTTATATCTGGCTTCTAATATAGAGGTCTTATCTTTTCTATTAAAATAAGCCTCCAACAATATATAAAGATCAGCCATCTCAGCTTCCCATTTATCGCTAACTTTTAAATACTTATATTCATGATCGTATAAAAAAGAAACTTCTCGAACATGATCCATAATACCCAGCTTATTAAAATACTCCTTAGCATATATTTTAGCTATCTCAGTAACATATTGAAACTTTTCAAACATAAATATTCCTCCTATAACAAAAGGGATTCTTTTATTAGAATCCCTTAAATTTATCTTAATTCAACCTCAATTCTATTAACTATAAACCGCCATTTACTCCAATAACTAGAGCTTAAATCGTAATCTCTACAAGTAAGATAAATAGTATTATCCCCCAGAGCTAATTTACTAATAGTTTTATTAGCATAATCATCCTTACTAGAAGGAGTATCCCACTCATGCACCCCTAAGTAACAGCCATCCCAAGTGCTAACAAAAGAAGCATCCGCAGATATAACAGGATTGGCATCATTTCCTCTATAATATTTAATCATAGTACTTTTAGTCTCATTCTTACAAGCAAAGGACCATTGATTTCCTGCACCTGAACTATTACCCTTTGCGACAATTCTAGCATCCTTAAAAGTAATACGATTTTTTATAGTAATAGGCTCACTATCCCCAGCGATCATACCATATTTATTACCACTTATAGCAGACATAACATCATAAGTTATCCAACCATACCCATTAACACCATAACTAGTCCCCCAAGAATTAATAAACTTATAAGCATTTTTTGAATCATCATAACCCACAATACAGATACTATGATAACCCCATAAAGTCCCGTTAGTTGAATCATAATAATGTCCTGGCTCCTGCGTATCATAAAAATCATCATATACAGCTATAGAAGTTACAAAACAATCATTAGTCAACCACAATTTTAAATTTTCAGGAGTATCCTCTATATAACCCCAATTAGAAGCTTTATAATTCTCAGCTATATTTAATTGAACAGCATCAGGTTGAGTGGTCCAATTACTATCAAAATAAGGCATAACAGGCAACCTAACAGCTCCAATATTATACATTAATTCAACAGCATCCGAAGTATAAGCCCCTTCATCAACCCCACCATTTATCTGGTTATAAATAAATGCTGGACTAAACATTTGATTACCCCAGCCCATTTCAGAAGCCTTTTGAAAACCCATTAAATAACTAGAAGACCAACCAGTACAAGAACCCTGCCCGCCTTGATTACCCACAGGAGGCATCTCAGCACTATGATCCGCCGCAGTGCCAGCTTTAGACTTGCCATTAAGATTTTGTAAATCAATAGTCTGTATACCCGCTTTTTTCTCAGCTTCCTTGCCTTTAACACCTAACTTATATTTACTAAATTCTCCTTTAACCTTATCACCTGCAAAAACATTACCCATACTAACAACTAATGTCATGGCTATAACTAAAGCCATTAACACATAAGACAACTTTTTAAAATTAATCCTCATAATTTTCTCTCCTCTTTAATTATTTTCTACAATCCCTACATGTTTTAGTTTTCTCATCCCAGCATTTAGGACAAACCAATTTATCACAAGTAGGGCAATACACCATGTCTTTTTTTGTATACATATTAACACATAAATCACAGTTACACATGTAACTATAACGAGTACCTGGCTCCTCCATTATAAAAACCTCCTCATAGATAAAAGGGAGATTATATCTCCCTCATTTTACTTACTTTTTTTATATTTATCTCTTCTTTTATTGTGATAATCTTTCACTTTTTGATTACCAGGCTTTGTCACATCACAAGGACAATCTTTTCCAGGAGGTAACCCACAAACAGGGCCACCTTTTAAAGTCTCTTGATACCAATCACA